TCTCTTTCTAAGTCGTTTCATCGTAGCTCTTCGTTTTTTTCGACGCTTAGAACGCAAATTTGCAGCTTTTTAATTTAAGCGTTTTGGGCCTGACTTTTGGAACGCTTCTCTGTGTTCCGCCATGACTTCTAAATAAGCCACTTCTAACAATTCATTACGTGGTAGTGGTGTTTCTTGTTTTTCCAAGTAACGCGCAATAAAAAACTCAATGGCAGTGGAAGACCTTCGACAAGCCTCAATGCCACGCTCAATGAACTCTAAAGGTTTTGAATATTTTTGTGCCAGCTCTTGTGCCATTAACCAGCCGAATTTTTGTTGGGCTTCTTCTGGCTTTAATATTTTTATACAGCTTGCGTTGTAGTTGTCTTGTTGGGTTTTCATATTAGTTCCGGCATTTGTTAATTAAAGTTAAGAAAATATAACATAGTCAATGGCTAACTCAAGCATTGGCTGCAACGGGTAAGCCTGAGAAAAGCTTATTTGTTCCACAAGCTAAACGACAACAGCTATTAACCGGGTTTGTTTGAATCTGCTATGTAGGTTTTGTTTAAAAAAGTTTAGCTTTGCGCGGCGCAATTTTTTTAGAGCTTAAGAAACAAAAAAGCCCAATTAAGGGCCTTGCGAAACATTAAATAAATTTAAAAATAGCTTTTAAAAAAGACATGCTAGAAAATAGGACAAGTTAAGACCCATAGGGAAAACAAATAAAAAAGAGAAAACTCTTAATAAAACTTACTTGTTTTTTTACCTATTCGCCTTAACTCTATTTTCTAAAATCAGTAACGGTAAAACCGCCATGCTTTGAAAATGAGGAATGCCAGACTTACGTTAACCGGAAAACGGTTAAAACCCCTCACGCTCTAGCAAAATTATCAAGCCCACGTTGCCACCTTGAGTCTCACTTGTGGCACTTCCAGTTCAGTCGCCAGCGGTATCGTCCCTCCGTTATGCTGAACCGGCTTTCTTAAAACAAGAAAGCAAAAGTATTGTTACATAGTTTTTTAAAAAAACTTATTTTAACAAACATTTTAGCTGAGTCTTAAATCAAAACATAGGCAAGAAACGGTTAAAATTTAAGCCGTCTCTGCTGGAATTTGTAAATAGCGCTTAGAATAAATTGAAAACATGCAATTTAAGCGCGTTTTTAAGCTCGTAGTGACGTTTTTAAAGTTTATTAGCAATATGTGTGCGCTTACTTATTTTCGTTGCTTAAAGTGCTTAAAATAATATAGCAACCTACAAAATGAAGCAAAAGCACAGGTTTAATGAAAATTGCGACTACAATCAGTAAAGCCAACAACACTATCAAAAGCTCCCGCACTATAAAAAGCGCCTTGTTTGTGTGTTTTTTAGGCGAGGCTTTGTTGGGTTCTTTTGCGCAACGCTCTTCAAGGGCTTCCATTTCGGTATACATTTCTTTGTGATGTTTTGACATGGCGATTACCTAATTAGTAACGATAATATTGAGTTGGGTTGTTTAATTTTCCGGCCTTTGGTGTTGCTTTGGCTTGCTTTAGTTCATCAAAACTATTGCAGATAAATGCGGCGGCGTATTTCAGGGCGTTATTTGCGTCGAAAGACCAGTCCATAAATACCATATCTTCGCGTGACCTGGCATTTAGTTCGGCAATACCGACTCTACCTTCGCCAGCGGCGCACTCTTCTGCGATTATTGCGATATTGTTTATATGCACTTTTTCAGGCGTTACATAGCGAACTTTCACAATTCCGACGTTATCAACATAGGCGAAAGTGTCGGGGTAAATGGTTAATATGCTTTCAGAGCCTAGCTCTATATTAACCGCTCTTTCTTTAGCTTGGGCGGTGACGCTAAGCAAAGCTAAGGCTAAAATTTTGATTTTCATTACTGCACCTCAATTTGGATTTTTACCTGGAGTTGTTCTTCTTCAAAATTTATTCTGGTTTGGATGGTTCTTATCGGCTCAGCGCCCTCCGCAAGTTGTTGATTTTCAATGTAAAGTTGGTATAGGGCAAGTTTACTAACATCAACAAGTGCATTTACCAAGTTTTGTCTTTTTTCTTTTTTTGTTGGTAATTTTGTGTAAAGTAGACCTAACGCAAAACCTGCAACAATACCTATAAGTAGCATTTCATTACTTATCATTTCAAATTCGCCTCAAAAAAAGTAGTCAATTTCAGTGAAAGAGTCGGTTGTGGTGTCTCTTTCTTCGATGTAGAAAGTGTCGGTATCGACGCTGTATTTAATCTCATGTCCGGTAACAGCTGCTGCTGCAAAGTTTGCTATTTGCAAAAGGGGCATCGCTATAACCTTTTGCTCAACAGCTTGCTGAATCAAGGCTTCGTTTTCCTCGTAATCGTCGGCAAAATAGTCCAGTTCAATGGCGTCGAACATGGCTGTGGTGAAGTATGTCTTCACGATAGGTAGGGCTTTAGTTGCAGGTGAAAGGACTTGGTATTTTGACATTTTGTAACTCCAAAAAATAAAAAGAATTATTTACAACGTGTAATAAGTATACAGTCACTTACAAGGCGAGTAGCGGCTAAATTACTCCAAATACTTCATCTAAATCAAAGTATTTGACTAAATCAAATCCGTAATGAGCAACAATACCATCAACTAGCTCTTTACATTCTTCGTAACCTACATAGACGACATTAAATTCCATACAAGCTTCCCACAATTCTTTAACATTGCTGCATCCATCAAAACCATAATACTCAGGCTGAATTCTGAGGTTTCCACCAAAAACCCTTTGCACGACATTTTCTATAGCGGCAAACAGCTCAGCGTTCGGCTCCAAACACATAGGCACTTTATTCATAAAGTAATAACCTACATACTCTTCGACTGGATACGGGGCATCTTCGAAATTTTCCGATGACAAACAGCTGTCATGGTGAGTTATGTCATCTGAATCAATAAAGTATTTTAATTCTGAAACTGTATTAATGGCGCTTAAAGAATTAACGAAAGATTGTGTCAAGGTTTTCATTTGCACTCCAAAAAGATAATAAAATCAATTAACTGAAAGCTATTGTAAACAGCAAAACGCGGCGACTAGCGGCTAAATGGCAGGGTATATTTCTGGATGAATTAACTTATCTTGATAGTCTGTTGCTGTGTAGCACCAAACAGCGCAGGGTATTAAAACATTCAAGCCGTTATGTGCCTTCACTTCGTTCCTGTAGAAAAACCAGAACGAGCCCATTTTAACTTCAGTTGTCAATTCCATGCTTGATTTAGGTAAAGCACAATCCAAACCGCCAGAGAAACTTACGCACCCTTCCCCGCCTATGTAGAATGAACCAGCTTCACCCCATAAAGTTGTTTGAATTTCTGCGCCCCAGTCATGTGTAAATCTTTTTACGTTGCCGTTTTCTAAAACTAAAAAGTCCCCGATTCTTGGGCCCGTTTTTAATTCAAAAGCTTTAAACCTTTGCAGTAATATTGCGTAGTTGTATTCGTCTATAGAGTTGTTGTAGGTTTTTAATAGATTGGTTTTCATTGTGTGGCTCCGAAAAAGATATATAACTAATTGCTTAATGATTATTATAAGCTACTTACACGGCTCAAAATGGCTATGTAAGCGGCTGTTTAAAGCGGTGTTTTAACAAAAAGGTTTATATATTTCAAAGGTTAACTGTATACACCAGGACGGAAACGCTGCCGGATACTAAAACAAAACCTGTAAAAAAGCCCTCTAGGCGAGGGCACATAGGAGCTTAAAACACAAGGTGATTATACACCTTGTTTTAAGGATTGTAAGTATTTATTTACTTATTTTACCTGCGCTGCTTTCTTTATTAAAACAACTGGGCTAATAACGATAGGTGGCACATACTCAATGTTGCTAATTGTTTCAAGTAAAGCAATCAAATTATCGGCATCGACATAAGCATTAAATGTTAATTTAAAAGGCAAGTCTTTTGCCGCTATTGAGAAGTCATCTAATGTAACAGGTAACCCTTTAAGTTTATAGTCTGGCTGTTGAATTGTAGGGCCACCAATAAACGTTAGCTTAACAAAGCCATGAAGCCCTGCTTCAATATCGGCCTGCGTTTGCTTGCTGCCAGTTTTAAAATCCAACGCGGCATACAAATAAGATTTAAAAGCAATCCGCAAGGCAAAAGACTGATGTTTGTTATTCAACGGCAACAAGTTAAAATTACCAGCATTTAGTTTGCTTGGGTATTTTGTGTTTTCTTTCACTAACTTTAAGCCTGTTTGTTTAAAAACATGCCCTGAGTGCCTTTCTTCAAGAATCGCATAAAAGCGAATCAGGTATTGCAACATTTCTTGTCTTGTAAGTTTCATTTTTTCTCCGATGGTTTATAAAAATCTGGTATTTCTGGGCCGAATGCAGCCCAAATATTTAACGCCTTTTCAATGTCAATTTGGTCTGGAGACCTTTGATTGGGTCTAGTTCCCGCTTTGATGCCTGTTTTGATATTAAATCTATTAACAGCGGCTCCAATTCTGTCTGTTTTGGTGTATACCCACTTATCATCAACGTATACTATCCTTACCGTGCTGTCAGTGTCAAAATCAAAACCACGAGTATCTTTTTGGTAAACAGGGTAATGAGCGTTTTTGTATTCATTAAACTTACGCTGCTTAATCCCTGGCCCCGAAAAGCCAGACCCAAGAATCTCTCTTAGTCTTACTTGTTTTTCATGTATTTTCGCCAAATACTCGTTAATCTCCCTTTCCTCTTGCTTGAGCGCCATGACTTCGGCTTTTAATTGCGCTATTAGCGCCGTTCTTTCTTCTTTGCTGTTATCCGATTCCATGAGGCTACCTGGGTATTCTTCTATAATCCATGCTCACAACCCAACACGGCATATAAGAAAGTTTATTCCAAATCGTGCTATTTTTCTCTCTATACTCCCATCTTTCCCAGGGCTCTGACGTTTCTAGCGCGTCTTTGACAAACTCTGCCATTAACTCGGCATGTGGGTGGGGTTTGGGTTTGCGTCGATACGCGTAACCGTCGAAAAATCCAGGGATGTCCTTGTCACTTTTTCCATAAGACAACCACCCGCTATTGCAATTAACTTCCCAGCCCTTAGCTGCTTCTTGGACGCTGCCTTTTTCAGCTACGTCTTTTAAAAATTCTAAATACAGTTCTTTTTGCATACAAACCTCTTGTGTTATAAGTAAGGGAAGTCGCTGATATAAACAATCAAACAACCGTCTTCAACAACTGAGAAGGGGCAATTTGTCTCATTGCCCCATAAAACAGCTTCTTCCTTGTTATCAATCGGCAAAGAGTCTAGCCCGCCCTCTGTAATCACAATGTATGTTTTTGCCATTTTATGTAACTCCGAAAAAAGAATAAGTAATCTGTTACTGATTATTATACTCAAAAAAAAAGGCTAGTCGTATCCGCCAGCTAAAAGTTTGTGTTTAAATTCTTCTATTGCCATTAAAAGCCACCGCTTTTCGCCGCTAGAAGAGGCAACATAGGTAAGCATTTGTTCTTTGCCAAAGCCTAACACTAAACAATGCTCTACTTTCCCTTTCGCCGCCTCCAGCACAGTGTCGGGGCTAATAGGTAATCTTGTGTAGCCGCCTATTGGTATTACGTTATCATCTTTGCTCATTGTTTTCTCCTGTTTATTCTACGTAGGGCATAAACTCGGTAGACCCGTCATTTGAATTCGGCAGCTTCTTTGTCCACGACGCCGGAACCACCACAATGTCTTTGCTGTAGCAACGCCTGTAATAATCTGCGGCATCTTTAGCTAGGAACTTAACCCAATCCATCCCTCCGGGGTGTTTCGATGCCATATACTCTTTCCAATCCTTGCGGTCTATTCGCGCAGCCAAAGTCGGCTTTTTTCGGCTCACAATACAATACCCAGCTTTACGAGCTTTTTTTGAATCCCATAATGGTTCGATGTTATTCATCTTTAAACCCTGTTAATAGTGGCGTTGATTCATAATCATCATTTAATAATCCGTAGTCATACGCCTCGTTCTTTACTGTTAAACTTAATGTTTTTTCAAGAACTGCTGCGGCAAAACCCCGCAACGCCTTAAGCTCGGCGGCTTGTTGCTCGATAATCTTATCTTTATTGGCTGAAATTAACTTAATTGCTTTTATTTTTGCATGGCTGCTACATACGCCGCAGCCTGGACATCTACAGTATTCTTCAATCATTCTTTAACCCCTGTTAGTAAGGCTGTTGGCTTGCCGTTTTCGTCGATTAGCCCGGCATTAATAGCTTTATCAAGATAGTCGTAAATAAACGTTTGATTGTCATAGTTATTTATTGACCACAAAGCAAACCCACGCAACGCCTCAATCTCGGCGGCTTGTTGTTCAATCCTATTCGCCGCTTCACTTAAAACAATATCTGCATCCCGGTCACATTCAACCGGTATGCGCATATAAAATTCACTATGATTACCGTTTGCAACGTGGATAGCTAATTCGTTAAGCCTTTCTATCAGCTTTGACGTTGGAACTTCCGAAGGTGATTTATAGTTATTGCTCATTCGCCGCCCTCTCTGATTAATTGTTTTAACGTCTCTATATTTTCGTCATACAGGGCTACGCCATCAGGGTGCATAGAAATTAATTTTGAAGTAATAAATGACCTGGCATGGGTGAGTGTCGTGATAGTTTCTTTAATAACATCCCAGTCGTATTCCAAAGAGGCAATATGAGCATTTAATAATCGCACCTGGTCTTGAAGGTCTAAATTCAGTTCACGCAACGCCTTAAGCTCGGTTGCTTGTTGTTTTATGCAATCGGCAGCATCACTTAAATCGTTAGCATATTCGCTGTTATAGCCGTCGCCCTTTGGGATGTGCCGGGTAATCCGTTCAATGTCAAATATACTCATTCTTTACCACCTGTTAATAATCTAGTTAGCTTTGCGTTAGAAACCTTTGCTCTATTCTCTGCGCTTCTCGTGCAGTTCAAAAATGCGCTTCATGTTGCCAGCAAGTCGCAGCGAGTGGCAGGACAAGCACACCCTGTTTACGAGTTGTCCAATTTGCTCCCTATCGGGCACGGTTGCTGGTTTCTCTCCGCAAATCTCACACATCTTTTTTGCCATCGTTCAGTCCTCTGTTAATAAAGCGGTCAGTTTTTCCATACACATTTGTCGCAATATTGTCGCCAATTCTTTAGCCAAAAAGTCCGTGTCACCTGTGTCATCGCCTATAATTTCGCAACAAACGCCTAAGATATTATTTATTGCGTTCGCTTTATTCCAAGGTGTTCTGAATTCAACAAGTGATTCAACCCAGTTTTCTTGATAAGCTTTCATTTCAAACCCTCTAAAGCCACTTTTATCGCAGCCAACCTTGAATTCAAATGTTTTATTTGCGCCAACAAGCCCCCAACAACTTTTTCGGCCTCTTCTTTATCATAGCCAGCAATGAAATCGTCCGTCATGTTGCCTCTGTATTGTCTCAATGCCGGTAAGAGAGCATTTACAACTTCATTTTCTTTTTCCCACAACAAGCTATACACACCAGCGTCCACTCTTGGCTCAGTTTCGTTATATCTCCTGGCTTGATTATTCCAAACGCCAATTAGATAAGCTGCCTGCGCTCTTGTGTAGCCTTTGTCTTTATTGAAGTCCATATTGTATGGTCGCCCATGCGCTGCGTGAAATACCTCGCGCACAATAACGCCGTTTTTATAAGTTTTTATGTAAAATTTGTGGTGCGTTTCCATTTTGTTCATCCTTACTGTTTGAAGATATTGCTAGGTAAGTCCCCAGTTTCTATTTTTTGCAAGTGCCCGCAATTAGGGCATTCTATTGTGTGCGTCATTCCGCACCCGCTTGTGAAAGTTTTAATTTAGCCTCAATTACAACTTCTTTGATTTTATCTAACACAATTTTAAGGTCAGCGTTAATAATGGCGGCTTTATCTTGGCTTTTGATGGCGTCAGTAATGCCGGGCTTGGATGAAACACGCCCACCATGTCTGTAAACTTCCGCCACTCTTTTTAACGCGTAGGCTTGTTTGAACAAGTCAAGCATAAGCCACCAAAGTTCTTGCTTTATCCAGGTAGATGTAAAAACACTTTCAACTTTCCAATGTTTGCCGTCAAGATAGTCGTCAAAGTGATAGTGGCAATTCACGTTACCCAAGTAACCAAAAGCCCAATACCAATCACAATCCCACTTGTGCCAGCTTAAGTAAACCGAGCCCCACTCTTCCGAATTACCTAAATAGATTTTGCCTGACATAAAGAAACACCTGCTAAAAAAGAATAATTAAATAACTAAGTTGTTATTTACTATTATAGCGTTTAAAGCAGGTGTTTAGAGGGTTACTTAGAGCGTTTAACGTAAGTTACCGCTAACTCCAACAATAAATTCAAAATAGCCTGCCCAACTGGAACAGCGAGGTCTTGGAAAACGATTTTCATAGAATTAATAACAAAATCCTTTTTAACCACACCGTTAGCGCCTTCCAATTGATTGTCAGCCGTAACAACTAACGCCTTAATTCTTGAAAACACACCACCATGACCCAACGCTCTAACTAAGGCGCTAATAGCAACCTTTACCACTTCATCTACAACTTTCATAAAACCTCCGGATTAATTGAGGTTTTATTTTACCATAATATAAGTATATGCCTACTTATACAATTACACCGCTTTCTTTTGCTTTGCCAATAACTCCGAACTCTCCGGTTACATGACTAAAGGTTACTGAGCACAAGTCCAGCACCGAATCCTTGCCGAACATCTGTAAAGCCTGGGCTCTGGCAGAACTCTCGTCCGGCGCAAGAGTCCCAATAGCAACCCTCTCGTTAAGCAAAAAAGAGTATTTATAAATTTTCACGCCTTCTTTCATCGCTTTTCCTTATTTTTCATTTTAGCGCCATACTTAAATTGCCATTTACCGCCATCGAAATCTACAGTTGTTAACTCTTCATACGCTAACGCCATAGATTTGTCGTAAATAAACTTGTTAAACAAGCCTAGTCTTGCAAAGAAGCGCATAACTGGGTGCTGGTCAAGGTAATAAACTACGTGATTCATAGTGACCGCAAGCAACAGCTCCAACTCGTTTAAATTGTCTGGTTTTCTCAAGGCAATAACTTCCTTACCTTTTCCAACAAAAGGCTTTCAGGGTTAACAGCATATTCCTTGTCGGTTTTGTTCAAAATCTTTACAGCAACAAACAAGCTAAGTAAATTCGTAGCTTGCGGCTGCGCGGTTGATTTTGCGTATGAGCTTACGGAATTTCTTGCCTCGTCCATAAAGTAGGCAACGAAATCGTCTTTTTCAATTTGTTTTGCCGTTAAGACATATTCCAAGCCAATACGCACAAATACAGAGAATCCACCCAAACCATTTGCGGCAGTAAATAAGTTTGCGCATTTTGCCCCAACTTTATTATTCATCTGCTCAATCAGCTCGTGTGTCCCAGCTTCGATAACTTTTATATCGACACCTGGCTCGACATCGCTTTTCAAAAGAGCGTAAAAGTCTCTTGGTATCACTTTCTCTTCCGCAACGACTTTTTCTTTTACGACTTTTTCTTTTGCCACTTTCGCTTTGCGTTCTTTCTTAACGCTAGGCACAACTTCTGTGGCAAGCTCAACAGCGGCAACAAGTTCGCTATCCAACTCAACAGCGGCAACGATGTCTTCAATTGGCGCAACTTCCAAAGCTTCTGTCTTTTCGATAGCAGCCTCACTCTCACTTTCTGATAAAAAATCCATTAAGCTCTCAAACTCAAGGTCGTCCAAGCCTTCCGATTTTTCGTTTATAGATTCAACAATTCCTACAGCCATTTTAGTAACTCCAAAGATTAATAAAAAAGAAAACTTTAATTGCTTTCCACAATGTATATTTTACTCATTTAGCTAGGCAATGAGCATAAAAAAAGGCTATCCATTACAGATAGCCTTTGTATTTAACTGCTTGCTTATTATCTAAGCGAGCATTGTAGCTTTATTGAATCAGAGCTTTACTGATACCATCAGCAGGGTCAATACCCATCAGACCGATGCCGCAGTTCTTGTGGTCGTTGATGCAGTTCTCAACGATCATGTTCATCCACTTGGCTTTCATCGCCATGAAATAGTCGGCATGGGCGGTTCCACCTGGGTTGCTCATGTTGCTATTGTCAGTTACTAAGCGATAACCGGCTGTTGTTTTACCAGCAGGAACAACAGTGTCACGAATCAAAGTTACTTGTGGAATCAGCATGTGACCACTAGGACACTCGTTTTGTGCAGGGTTAGTTTGCCAATTGCCAGTTCTAGTAGGCACTAAATGACTACGGTGGTCGTTAGCGGGGAAGTTAACAGCGTCGGTATCCAAGTAAGGCTGACCGTTTGGCTTCAACTTCAAACACTGGTTAAAACGTAATAATTCACGCAACTTTTCGCCATAAACGCAAGTTGGAATAGTCTTTTGAGCGCCAACGCGTGTAAAGGGCGTGCCTGTTGCGTTAGAGCAAGACCAGTCAGACAGGTTTTCAGCTGGGTTAGTGTTGTGCATTTTGCCGATAACCATTTTCAAACCAAATGGGATAGGCTGCACTTTGCGACCTTCTAAACCTACAGCACTTGCGTAGTATACCAAAGCGCCGCTAGTTCCAACGTAACGATATTTAGCAGGAGTTGAGCCAGAAGCAGGCGTTACGACATCATTAGTGTCAACTATTGAAGGGAACCAAAAAGACGACTGATATTCATTACCACCTGAGCAGCTAGAGCCAGCAGTAGGTAAAGCTAAAGAAGCGGCAGTGCTGAATTGATTTATAGTAGGGTTGCCATAAAAATCATGTAAATGGTTACTAGGGAATACGTTAGGTTCAACTATGGGGTCTACTTTCTGTGCAAGTGACCACAAGCAGCCTAAACGTTGCTTGCCTTCAGCAAAGTCATAGTCAGGTAAAGCAGCGTTAAGTTTAATGCGTGAACCAGGGAAGCGTGGGCCCGCTGGTGCAGCGATTTTTGGTGATGGAACGTTGCCAGCTTCGAACGCAGCTTGCGCCATGTTTGAAAGCATAACCAACGCGATTAGTGTAAAAATTTTTTTCATAATATTACCAATTAATTGTTAAGGGATTTAAGCTATTCGTGAACCTATTCACGAATCTATTCAGGAATCTATTCATCAACATTGGCGTGTTAAGCAAATCAAACACTTAACACGCCTTTTGCTTAAATGAATCTATTCAGGAATTAAGGTTGTTGAACAGTGCCGCAAGGTTTAACGACAGTGTTTGCACGCCAAACGTTACCAGCCCCAGACGACCAGCTAATAATGTCGCAAGTTGCGTGGCCTGTAATGGTGTTGTTTTCAATAAGTGAGTTGGAAACGGTGTTATCCAAAGGAATACCGAAACCACCATTGTTTGTTAAAGTGTTACCAAAGATGTGTGAACCAGTGGTGTTGCTATCAACATAGATACCGGCATTTTTGTTGTCTTTGATTGTGTTGTTTTTAACAACAGCGTTAACCTGTTTGTCTAACAAAATGCCATAAGCAAATGAAGTAGATAAATCTAAGCCATTGTCATGGATGTTGTTGCCATCTAAAATAACGCCAGTGATGCTTGCACCAGTAGCAGACTGAACCCAACCAGCGTAGAAACCAGAGGCGTAGTTGCCGTGCATTTCTGTGCTTTTGATGGTTACGTTGCTAACAGTTTCATTAACATTAGGCTCTAAACCAATACCAGACTGAGGCAAAGTGCCGTGTGTGTTTTTGAAGATTGATTGGTCAATAAAAACGTTGTTAGCAGAGGTGATAGACAAACCATTACGGCGTGCGTTATCTACAACAACTTTACAAAGTTTAACGTTAGCAGAGACGTTACCTACATAGATACCATCGCCCCAAGCGTCTTTAACCGCAACGTTTTCGATGTTGATTTGTGAGCTGTTGCGGATATAGAAACCCATACCCCATTCGCCAGTAGTGCCAGTGTGAGCTAAACGGTCACCCACGATAGTTCCACCAGAAACGTTTACGTTATTAACACCAGTAACATCAAGCACTGAGTAGCTGCCTGCGCTAGTAGGAGCCATTTTGATAACTGCTAATGGGTCAAGAACTAAAGTTGTGTTGGTTTTTAACTTTACAACGTTTGGTTCAATGTTCCACGTTCCAGCCGGAATAAACGCTGTGGTTAGGTTTGCAGAAGTTGAGTCAATAACAGACTGGATAGCTGCTGAATCACTCAGGTTGTCGTTAGGAATCGCACCAGCGGTTGTAACGTGAACAATCGCTTTGTTGTATGCCGGTTGTGCGCAATAAGTTAACGGCAATACTTGGGCTGGTGGTGTAGGTGGTGGAGGAGGCGGTGGCGCAGTTGGTAACATCCGGTCATATTGGACGTGCGTAGCTGTTTCACCTGGAGCACAAGTCTCACCGAAGTAAAGCATTTTACGATTTACACCCAATGCTGTGTTTACGCAACGATGGTCAAACTCGCGGTAATTAATGTTATTTGTCCCGTGTGCATGTGCACCAAAAGACATGACAGCAACATAAGCTGCCAAAAACACTTTCAAAAATTTCATCATTTTCTCTCTTTATGGTTAAAAAAATAAAGTATACCATTTTCATGGCAAATAAGTCATGCGTTACTTATTAAACGTTGCTAGTTTTTATCCCTCCCTGGAAATATTTTCTCCACCACCTCTAATTGGCTGTCTAGCAGCGAGCCAAAAAAATCTATCAAGCCTTCCAATACTATTGATACATAACCAGTCAACATCAATAGACCTATTAAGCCATATACCAATAAAAACAAAGGTATACTTGCAAGTGCGGCAATTAGCCCAATTATTAACATTTATAAACTCCAGCTTCTATGCCTTTTAATATACAAGCGAGGTTGTATCTAACGTCAGCCAAAGCAGAGTGCGCCTTAGTTGGGTCATAATCAACATCAAATGCGTAACACAACTCACCCAAAGTTGGGCTTTTACCATCCCACGTTGCCCATCTTGATTCTTGCATTGTGTCAAGCATCGCCATCTCAACATTGGATATTTTCTTTTTGACGTAATCAAATTCAGCCAAAATAAAAGGAATATCAAAATTGATAATGTTGTGCCCCGCAAGCACCTTTGTTATTTTAAAAATCTTATTGATTGTGTCCGCGTATTCATCGAACGGTTTGCAACTAAGAAGGTCAGGGTTGTAGATGCGATGCACTAAGCTTGCTTTAGGGTCGATTTGCTTGGTTACGTAAAACCGCTTGGAGAACGTAAACATTACTTTCTTTGCGTCGAGGTCATAACCGACCATTGCAAGCTCAATTACTCTGTCACCTTTTTCCACTTTAACCCCAGTGGTTTCCGTGTCAGCGCATACCAGCAATTTCATATCGCCCCCAAATGTGTAAATTTTGACACTTGATGCGATGCATTTTTACAGATAATTCATCACTTAACCCGCGTTTCAATCTGTATAAAATCGCAGAGTCAGATATTTTATATTTGATGGCGGCATCGTGAGCAACCATCTTTTCCCCATCTACGTAGATAAAAACATTTTCCCTTTTTTTGTATGGTTTCATTGATTTTCACCACGCTTGTATTTTTCCCACATTTCCCTTGCTGCTGATTTAATTTCGCCGGGTGTTCTTTTGATAGGGCTGCCTTCATTCATTGCTGTAATTTTTGCTTCAAGGTTTTCTATTTTGGTTTCCGCAAAATCCAGTCTTGTCAACGTTCTTGAAAGCAAGGCAAGCGTGTTCTGTATTGTTGCGTTTTGAGCCTCAAACATTTTTAAGTTATTCGTTCTGTCATTAACAACCGTGCTGACCAGCGCATCTGTCGCCTTAGAAAGTTGTATTAACGACTCTGTAATTTTTTCTATATCTTTCACATTAACTCCAAATAGCCTTGTTTTTTTAAAGTCTGTATTATTGTGCCAATCTTTATTTCCGTAGCGGCTTCTGTGTCTGCGATACCATCAAGCTCACCCTCAACATGATTAGCTTTTGTTAAGTTTGCCGCAATTACGCTGTAAGTATATCGTGACTTACCTTTTGTTCGGGCAATGAAAACAATCTTGCTTGCATTTGAAAATATACGATTACGGCAAAAGCTATAATCTACCTGATACTCTTCACCTGCAACGCTGATTAATTCGAAGAAATCTTCACCTAAAAGACCCGATGCGATATTGAAAACCGTATTGATTGAAGCTTTATACTCCGCGTTGGTTATTAAGCCCTTTTCCCTGTTGTTTACTAACCTTTCAATCTCTTCAAAAGTTTTTCTACTTAACTCTTCAAAAAGAGTTGGTATTTCGGTTGTCATGATTATTTCCATGTGCTTTATTGCTGTTGATACATTATACAAAGCAGATAACGGTTCTATTTAAAATATCGAATTTAAAGCGTTTTAAGCGTTTTTTTAATTAACTTGATACATATTAAAGATAATTTAAAAACAGCTCACAGCGTCGATTTTTGAGCATAAAAAATGCCCGTCTTTCCGGGCTGTCATCACACTAAAACTTGGTAAGTCCTCACAAACCAAGTTCTCGCTATTCTCCCGCCTCTAATGCTTCGTCAATTCTTTCAAGCATTTCGTCCGCTGGGCTTTCTGTGTTGCTGTTATACCTTTCAACAACGTCTTTATCATAACCGCCAGTCAACTCTTGAGCTGGTGGAAAATAAAGCGGCTGTTCCAGTGTTGACTTGTAATGCACCGAGCCATCTGGTAAATATTGTCGATAAACGTCCGCCTTTGCTCTATGACTGTATATCATTAATATGATAATGATTGCCAATGTAGTGAGCATTCCGGCATATATTTTTCCAACTTTAGGCTGTGGCGGTATGTAAATCATAAATATGTGATAAAAATAAAATCCAATTATTGCACCTGAAATGGACATCGGTATACTCCATATCGAACCAATCAAGGCACAAATTACACAAACAAACATCGTTGTGGTAACGTAATTAACAAATGGCATCTTATATACATGTTCTATTCTTATATAGAAAACCATTATTGACATTATCGTAAATAAACCATTTACAACAAATAAACCTATAAAAAAATTTACTGCTAACTCACCCATAATCTTTCTCTCGTATTAGTGATTGGTTTTGATTGTCGTATTGCGTTTTAGGTAAGTCAATACACCCAGAATTAAATAGACTGAGTGTATTACATACCAACAATTTTTTAACTTTCTAAAAATCATACTACGAGAAACTTTATTCGAATGCTAAGCCTCTTTTCTTGCTCTTTTGCGCCAAACGATAAACGCCCAAACACAAACAACAAACATGACTGTCAAAGACACCATATTTAGGAACCAAAAGAAAACAGCTACAGAAAACCAAAATTCAGCCTCTGTAAACATGCCAACAAAAAAATCAACTAATTCCATCACTTAGACCTCTTAAAAGTTTCTCAATCACATTATACAACTAAATTATAGGTAATTTTAAGTAATTATTTACTTACAATTTTAAATTAATGCACTACCGAATTTTTTCTTTGTTGCATTAATTGGCTTTCGTCAAGAGCAGCAAGCTTTATAACCGTCGCCGCTCTTTGTTTATTGTCCAGTAAAGTTTGGTTTAAAATACTTTTTTGCATGTAAAGTCTTTTGTTAGCATCGGTTAACATTCCAGAAAGAACCAAGTTAATATTTGCCTGCTTCTCTGCCTCAGCGCCTTCACAAACTATACCTGGCTGCACCAACACTATTGACCTAAAGTATAAGTTACAAACCGTCTCGCATCTAATTACGAAGTCAGTAACTGCGGCAGACTCATAAGGGCTCAAACCGCCTTTTCCAGCTTCAATAACAATTTCTGCTGCCAGTTGCATCGGTATTATTTCAGCAACAAACAAACCGTCGCAGAATAAATAATTATTTTCCATAGCATCCAGACAGGTTTTGTAAACAAAAAGCTTTTCCGAAAACGAACAGGTAAATCTGTTTATATTCAATATGTCAAAAAAGGTTTGCGTGTTACAAATTAAAAGCGGCAACTTAATAAGATTACAAACCTCAAAAGCTACACTTGAAACGCCCGTTTTGGGCGCTCCAATAATACCTATTCCGCCGCCACTCATGGCTTTGGCAGCCCACCATTCTCTGCCACATACTTTATGACAATCTTCGACCAAGACTCTAATTTTTCAAACTCGGCCGATTTATACAAATCTTCGGGCGAGCGCCAACCAACAATCTCAATTGCATCTTCTTGCTCGACAACCATTGATTCTGTTCTTGCAATCATAACAAAGCCAGAATGAACCTCGTCCACTTCTGTTTTGTAGCTTCTCAGATACCCGTAAGCTTCGAACGACATACCTGCCTCAATTTTAAGCTCTTCATTAAGCTCTCTGAGAGTGCAGTTAGCTACGGTTGTTTCTAAGTCAATTAGATTGCCATCTTTCGATACAGAAATGTCGCCTACGCTAATGTGTCCACCAAATCCGATAGACCAATTATCATGCAAGCGTGATTCTCCACCTTTGTTGGTTCTTCTGTATACCAAAACGTTGCCGAATCTCTCTACTATGGCGTAGGGAATGATTTGTGCGTATTCAGTATCTTGCTCAAGGATGTCTCTGGAACCAACCCAAAGGTCATCAATCTCGACTGGGAATCTTTCAGCCCCTTCCGAGAATGGGAAGAAGCCGCTTTTGTAGCCTGCGATTTTATCAGCCGCTGTTCTTGACATTGCTAAGATATGTTCCATTTTACGTGCCATATTAATTTCTCTTTTGTAAGTAATTTGTTAGTTAAGTTATTTTATCAATAAAACAAAGGGTTGCAGTTGGTGTAAGCTATTGCTATAAATTCATCAAAACGATGCGTCGATGTTTCAACCCATTTTGCGTCAAGCTCTTCCCAGAATGTGTCGCCTTTCGCGTCGAAATTCATGTAAGAAATCAAGGCATGATGCGCATAAGGCTCAAGTTGCTTGTAAATCTCTGCACCGCCACAGATTGCGAAGTGAAGCTCCGGACTGCCGCGCTCCATTTCCAACAAGGTATGCAAGTCATAAGGGCGAAACAAATTAAGCATAATTTGCTTTGGGTTGCGAGTTAGCATAATGCAATCTCTGCCCGGTAGCCTGCCGACCTGCTTAACAGTTTTTCTGCCCATTACAACTATCTTGCCCATTGTGTTTTCTTTGAAAAACGCCAGCTCTTTTGAGCATTTCCAAGGCATAGTCTTCAAAGTGCTGTCACCAATTACGTTGTTTTTTGAAACCGCCGCTATAAGCGTAATCATTTTATCTCCATTAGCCGCTCTGCTATTTGCCAAAATACATAAGCCCAAATTAATTTATAACTAAATACGTCAGCTATAAACCAAAAAGCTACGCAATAACCTATAAAAGCCAGAATCAATTTTATAATAATTGTCGGTGTCATGTTAAATCGCAACCTCTGCTTTAATTGTTGAAAAGGAGCTGTAACCAAAAAGATTAATGTCCGACACTTTAAAGTCGTCTATGTCTTCTACGCCTTCACGTAAAAACACTTTTGGAAATGTAAGCGCAGCAAGGTCACGACTTAGAAGCTCTTTAACCTGGTTAATATGATTGCTGTAAATATGCGCTGACCCAAAGCTAATAATTAAGTCACCAACTTGCATATCGCAAACGTGCGCCAACATGTGTGTTAACAAAGCGTAACTTGCAATGTTGAAAGGAACGCCCAAGAAAAGGTCTGCTGAACGTTGATACATGTGGCAGTTTAAAAATTTAACACCATCATATTCAGAAACGTTATATTGCGAAAGAATATGGCAAGGCGCTAAAGCCATTCTTTCGTGTTGGACGTTTAATTGTGGATTAAACTTTTCTTCAGGTAAGTCTGAAACGTTCCAGGCACTAATAACGTGTCTGCGTGAAAATGGGTTGTTTTGCAGCCCACGCACCAGTGTTTTGATTTGGTCTACAGGTTCATTGCATTCACACTCGCCACCGCCCCAATTGCGCCATTGTTTGCCGTAGATTGGACCTAAGTTTCCGTCTGGAAGTTGCCATTCTTCCCAAATTGTTGGCATAGAGTTTTTGTTTAGCTTTTTTAAGTCATTATTGTTTGTCGAGCCTGACAAAAACCACAACAACTCTGAGGCAACTAACTTAAAAGGCACTGACTTACCGGCAACAAGCGGGAATCCTTCTTGTAAATCGAATCGGATTTGTGCGCCGAATTTCTCGATACAACCCGTTCCAGTTCTGTCCATCATTTTTGTGCCGCGATGTAGCACATCAACCAAGAGGTTGTAATATTGGTGCATCGGGACTGTTTCTTTGAATTTTACCATTTGTTATTCCTTTTTGTTTAATTCGCTTATTTAACCCGATTTACAATTTCTTGTATTGTGCCGAAGTATTTGGCGATGTAATCCGCAACATCTCTATCAGTTGCAATTGCGCCACCATATTCATCTTCGTCATTTTTTATTAAGTAGCTTCCTACATGTTTGGTGAGTTCTACTACACATAAAGCCCTGTTACACGCATCTCTTTCGCTCTTTTCGAGCCACAACTTGCCATCTTTTGACACGTAAGCGGTAACTAACTTTGTATCTTCTGACTCGGTTTCAACTGGGATTGGTTTCATTTTTATTTCCTTTGGTTTTATTGTTTTGTTTTAACTGCGTTTATTATAAGTCTTTAATTACTTACTAAGCGGTGGAATGTAAAAAATTAACAAGTTGATGAAAAGGCACCGGCGTTAGATTTACTTGCTCGGCAGAAACACAAAAATAACGCGGGTCTTTTAACACTCTACTGTGCATGTGCCCATGTATATTGTATTCAATACCTGGCCTGAACTGTGTTGGGTGTATTGGTATGTGTGTTAATAGGCATTTATCTAACTTCACCGAGCTTTGGATTTTACTAAAGTGCTCTAAATAAAGCTCGGTTGGATACACGTCATGATTACCTAGTATTAGCTTTTTCACACCCTTAAGTTGTTTTAGCTTTTCGAATGAATCTCTGCCGAACAGTAAGTCACCCAACACCCAAACCGTGTCTCGCTTATCAACAACTGAATTCCAACGTTCAATTAGGCAATTGTCATGTTCTTCGATTGTTTTAAAAGGTCTAGCTGCACTTTCAAATTCGATAACTTTTTTGTGCCCTAGATGCAGGTCTGCTATCAGGTAAACTTTATTCATAACTTGTTGTATATTTTACCATTTAGTTTGTAATTTATTGCTGGTCTAATTCCACCCAGCCATCTTACAAAGCCACCCCATTTAGGGGCTGTTTCCATATCCTTGCCGGAAACCACAATCGCATACTCTTTGAAAGTGGTTGCGCTAACAAAAATTGCGTATCTGCGCTCAGGTAGCGTCAAGTTGCCCATGCGCTTAATAAAAACCGTAACCCATAATTACAATTGGGTTACCTGGCTCCGTGTCGATGTCTTTATATTCCGCGTTCTCGTCGCCTTCGTATTTAGCTTCGCCGTCAAATAATACCGGGCCCAAGTTTATTGTGCGTGGAACACCAGCCCCGTTAAGACCGTCCAATATTGCCACTTCAAGCTCTGGGTCGAATTGTTGTAACTCTTGAATCAATTCTGCGATATTCATTTTTATACCTCTTGTTGTAAGAACCATTGTTTAGCTGGGCCGGAAACATGCTTCCCAACTTCTTTTTTTCGGCGCATCTTTACAGACATTACGGAATTGCCCGATACTTGGAAATGGGTAGAAAACTCTTTCTGTGCTCATGTGTGCTCCAATGTGTTGATTTGTTAGTATTATAAGTCTTTAATTACTTACTTTGCGGCTAAAGCGACTAACGCCATTCTTTTGCCCTGCGATTTTCCAGCGTCTTTCCCTTAAATTCTGCGCTATGGTCTCCTCTTTCTTCTGAATCACCGAGGAAATATTCAAAGTATATTGGGGTATACACACAAAGCGCAAAAACACCCAAAAAGCCAGCGGTGCTTGGGTCTTCATTTGCAACGTGTCCAGCCAAGATAAGAATAAAAATCAAACCAAACAGCCATCCAATTAAAAAAAGCAGCCACCCAATTAAAGCAACAAAGATTGTAATTAATACAATTAAACCCTTTTTTGCCTTAGCTGCATAGTGCGCCGATTGATTTTCTGAGCTTAAGCACCAAAAGTAAACAGGCGAAGTCCAAACAACACAAGCAACAATCCCAACAGTAAAATAAATCATTGGGCTTTCTGGGAAAGCGGATTTAACAAAGCTCGCAAAGAAAATCAAACTAATAAGCCACACCATTATTAAAACAAACAGCTTTATAACCTTCATCTTAGCACTCCGAATGTGATTTTTTAACTTACTGGCAAGCAAATGGCGTGTATCCGATGCCGTATAGTATAGCGTATAGTATGTCGTCAGATAATATAGTTGGCCGACCTACCTTTGCTTTAACTCGGTTTGTTATTTGCGCGTTATTGTAAGCTATCCAGCACCCGTCTGGAACTTTTGCCTTTGCTTGCTGATTATTCGCCCTATGCAACTTTTTTAAATAGTAGGTTGTTGAAGGGTTATGCGTTTGCGGTCTTAACGCTTGACCGCCTTGCATAATCGGACTCGCGTAACCGCCGAAAGATGCCGTTAATAATAAAATCGTAAGTAATTTTTTCATAATAATAACCTCAAGTAAGATAGTTTTTTGCAATTGAAAAGTTGTAAACATTTAGCCTTAAAAGCTTTTCTGCTTTATAAACAAAGTATTCTTGCAATTCACAGCTAAAGTATACTGAGAAATCTCCGGTTGTATTAATTAGTCGCATGGGTATTTTTTACCTGGGGCACTTAACAGATTTACCTTCACTGTTGTAAATGGGTATTGTGTGCCCTTCGTCATAGGCATAAACACGCCCACCAAAGCATGTCATGTGTGGCTCTTGCTGTTCTTGTTCGACATGTGGTGTTATTTTGGTTACGGTAAATACAAGCAAACCAATAAGCGCTATTACGGAAACAATCAAACACACGTCTAATAATTTTTCTTGCCAACGTTTCATATATCGGACTCCACACATGGTATAAATCCACGCCATTCGTGTGACAAAATGGGCGCTAAATATTCGCCGTCATAAGCGTATTTCCAACCGTTAATGCACATTGTTTTGTGATGAATTTTTGGCTCTTGGTGAGCCCGTTTATCTGAAAACACATGTATCGTCAACAACACTACCACTGTTAACGAAAAGCCTATAAAAAGCCCAAACGCGAAATTCAAACAATCTCTTTTTTCACTATTCATATTTTCACCTTAGTTAATTGTTATAAAATTTTAAATTAATAATTATTTATTTTTTCCTTTTTTCTCTCAACTTGAGTTTATAGCTGGCGCTGTTAATTGGATAACATTCAAGGTCTGCACTACAACTTTCGTTGAAAACACCAATTCCTATTTGTTGCTCTGAATAACAACCCCCGTTAACCATAGCGTCAACATTTAACGGGTATGGCAATGGTTTATGTTCTTCTTTCGCAAATGCCGGTTGTGTTAACGTAACAATTAAAAGCAAACCAACATTTTTTAAAGCTTTATTTGTTAGTGGACTTTTCATTGCCACTGAACTTGGTATTGTAATTGTTGCCATTTTTAGTCACTCGTTATTTGTTTTGTTAGTGTGTATATTTTAATTGCGAATTAGAGGTGTTTATGGCTAAAAAAAGGGGCTTGCGCCCCTAAATGGGCTATTGAATTTTTGACTTTATCTCCCGCAACTCTGTTAATATCTCCGTTAGCAACATTAACTGCCTGTCTTGCTTCGATAGACCCAAAATCTCAGGCATTGAGTTTAGGCTCTTTTCTTCACCTGTGAGGCTTTCTTCTTTATTTGCGCCTAGCATCGCATTTTGCGCCACGCTTCGTTTGAAAATAACTGGGGCATCATAATTAATCCGCCAATTGGAGCCAAACCCAGGAATGTCTACATCAGTAACTACCCAATCATCGACACGCCTATTAATGCGCGCCAGCGAATCCATAATTGGTGCACATAGGTCTAACTTTTCTTGCTGATTTAATGAACCAAAATTTCTATTTTCTGACATTTTATCTACCTCTTTTCCCCATGTTTACGTCAATACTGGATTGGTAGTTATAGAAAGCGTTGTTCAAACCATCAATCGTGCCGGAAACTATACCGAAATCCAACAAAAAATCCAAAAACACATACCCGCCCGAAAACTCAGGGCTCACATGTGCCTCGCCAGCTTGAGCTTCGTTACTGCAAAGCACCTGCATTTCATTACCATCTCTGTGAATTCTCACAGTAGAGTTGGCTCTTGTCTCCCAATGACCCTCTTCGTTAATAAGCTTGCACTGAGTGATGTTTGGGCTGTTGTCGTTCCTGGTTAGAACCGTGACTTCTTGCGTTGAGCCTTGATACATCGTAGCGCAACCAGAAAGTAAGCTAACCACTACCGCTAATAATAACTTTTTCATAATTACCCCTTATTTAGTGCCTGAAAATGAGCCGCCCAGCTCTTTGGAATAATACCAACCGCCGCTCATAACATTCTTGCTGGAATTTAATGCAGCTATAAAGCTGGTAGTGCCCAAAGTGCTTATTGCCAACCTGCCTGATACATCGCAAGCTGATGTAATTGCCATAGTCACTGTGGCGCTTTTGGCTGGGTAACCTACTGGGGTGCAAGTTGCGGCTGTGCTAACGCTTCCAGTTGCCGGAAATGTCACAACGCATCTTGTGATTGCAAAACCTTGCATTGCTGAGTCGTCGGTAAACATAACCCATCTGCCGGTTAAATCGGCCCGAACACATGCCGCGTTAGCGTTTGCTAATGTTGTTGCTAACAATACTGCCAATATTAATTTCTTCATTTTGTTTTCCTATGGTTTGTAAATAAATCGTTACTTATCTAAAACATAACGCAGTCTGCGCTGGCGCAGCGATAGCCATGCCAACCGTCTTTTGTTAAGTTTTCAGTCGTGCCACAAACGCAACATTTTGGTATAGGTTTTGTTGGTTTGAGAATATCCTCTCCGCAATGTGAGCATGATAATTTTGCAACGTGCCTGTCGCCGTCCCAAGCCGCTTTTGTTAAATCAACAACAGAGCCGCTATCATCGAACAAATCTTCAGGCCACAATAGCTTTTCTGCATCATATACGGTTGCGCAATTGTCACAGCTTATTAAGTTCATTTGCGCCTCAATGTGATGATTTTTTTGTAATACTGCCAATTGTCCAGAATATCCAAATCACAAAACAAAGGGCCGCTTGCAATGCGTAGCCTTTCCATGCGCTATAAAGCATCGTCCAAAAAGGCAGCAAAACTGCTGCTAAAAAGTTGTGGTCTTCAAAAAACCATGTTAAAAATTGATTTATATCCATGTTTTTACCTTATTGCCTGGTTGATTACATAAGCTGTAGTTGTAATTGGTGGAGCAAGTTCTCTTTGTAGTGATATTTGTATTTTTGAAATACCTTCCCCTCGCTCCAGCGCCTCATAAGTGACGCTTTCATGAATGGCAAGCTCAAAACATAGTTGCATATTAATTAAACTTTTTACCCCAGCTATTTCGTGAGAACCTCTAAATTTCAATGCCATTTCCAAAGAAGCTTTGTTAACGCACCCTATGTTATAGGGTTCTTCAAACATCTTTCCTTTACCGCTAGCTGTTGCAGCTATAGGCGCTGAAAGTGCAATTGCTAATAATAATTTTTTCACCTTAAGCTCTTTTGTGTTTTATCTTATTGCGTCTGTTAATGCGTAAGCTGGAACCTCAACAACTCTCTCAGGCCCTGACAGAGCTATCATTATTTTTGAAATAACTTCACCACGCTCTAGCTCTTTGTAGGCCACTCTTTCGTTGACCGGCAGCGGGAAGCACAATTGCATATCAATTAAACTTTTTACCCCGGCTATTTCGTGAGCGCCGCCAAACTGCATCGCCATTTGTAAATGCTTTTCTTCTAAACAGGCAATGTGGTTTGGGTTTTTAAACATTTTATACCCCTCATCCGCTGTTACAGTGAACGAACAAGCGGAAATCGTCATTGTTAATAATAATTTTTTCATCTTAAGCTCTTTTTGTGTTTGTTGTTTTGACATGCTTATTGTATAAGCAGAGTTGCGGTTAATCAGGCAATAAAAAGGGGTGTTTTAAACCCCTTTTCGTTACTATAAGTATTTTATTACTTATTTTGCCGCCCAGACATCTTGCCAACTGCCTGTGAGCGCCCCTTTCGAGTATTCTGTAACTCGCTGCTCGAAGAAGTTGCCATGTGTCACGCCCAGCATTTGCTCCACCCAGGGTAGCGGGTTTTGTTTTATTTTGTAATTACCTTTAAGCCCCATAGTAATCAGCCTACGGTCAGCTATATAGCGGATATACAACTTCACATCTTCTTTTGCCAGCCCTTCCATTTCTGATACGCCGTAAGCTAAGTCAATAAAAGCGTCTTCCAGCTCTACCATTTTTCTAGCTGCACCATACAACTCCGCCTTCAGTTCATCATTCCATATTTCTACATTTTCTCTCACAAAGGTTCTGAATAGCTGAATCATCGAATCGCAATGATGGTTCTCGTCAAGAATAGACCAGCTAACTATCTGCCCCATTCCTTTCATCTTGCCGAATCTTGTGAAATTCAAAAGCATAACGAAACTACTAAAAAGCTGCATACCTTCCGTGAAAGCCGAGAAGACGGCTATTTGCTGCGCCATAGTCATCCTGTCTTGCCCATAAAACTCAAGGAAATAATCGTGCTTGGCTTGCATTTCTTTATACTGCCAGAATTCATTATAAGTCGTCTCTGGCAAACCTAAAGTTTCAATAAGATGGCTGTATGCCCCAACATGCACCGCCTCTCTCGCAGCAAAGCTGCTCAACATCATCCTAACTTCCGGTTGCGGAAAGTTAGGTAGGTAATTCTTAACGTAAGCACCGGCAACATCCAAGTCAGCCTGGGTGAAAAATCTAAATAAGTGCGTTAGAAACCTTTGCTCTTCTTGGTTTAGCTTATTTTTCCAGTCATTTACATCTTCTGCCAATGGAACTTCTGTGAACAGCCAGTGCATCTGCTCAGACTTAAGAAACGCATCGTATGCCCAGGGGTATGCAAACGGTTTAAAGTATGGTCTTTCATGTGTTAGTTTTATCTTTTTCATTTTCCCACCTATTCGCAAGCCAAACATCCACCGCCTTGTGCGATTTCTGCCATGTTAATTTCATCTTCGATTTTCATTCTTTTAACTTTCAAACCAACCTTGTCAGTTCCTTTTCTCAACTTCTTGCTGCGGCAATAATACAGCGACTTCACCCCACGCGCCCATGCCATAAAGTGAACCGCATGTATATATTGAACGCTTGAATCGGGCTCAAAGAAAATGTTCAAACTTTGAGACTGGTCTACAAACTGCTGCCTGTCTGCCGCCAAGTCAATAATCCAACGCTGGTCTATCTCCATTGCGGTTTTGAAAACATCTTTTTGCCAATCATCTAGCCATTCGATATGCTGCACCGAACCTTCATGTGCGACGATTGAAGACCATATCTCTTCATAAAACCCTTCTTTTTCATCCTTTGACCTATCAAGAATTATCGCTTCTAGGTATTTGTTTTTGTTGAAGTGAGTTCCGGAAGTTGTATCTTGGCGATAAAAGTTTGCTGCGAATGGCTCAATGCTTGGGCTTGTGTTCCCCATAACAATTGAGGTTGACGCATTTGGTGCTATTGCCATTGTGTGGGTGTTTCGTTTTTTAACGCCATAATCTTCCGCGTCCGGGCAGCTACCGCGAATTTCAGCTAACGCAAGGTTCGCAGCATCTAAGCTTGCCTGTATGTGTTTGAAAATTTTCATATTAATGCTTTTGGCTAAAGCACTTTCGAATGGTATGCTTTTTTGTTGCAACAAAGCATGAAACCCCAACGCCCCAATTCCAACAGACCTTTCCCTATATGCGGAATACTTTGCGGTTGCTATAGTGTCTGGGGCGTTGGTGATAAAAAATTCCAATACATTGTCTAGCATTTCCAAAACGTCAGGCATCTTTCCACGCTTCCCAATATTCAAGATTCACAGAAGACAGGCAACAAACCGCCGTTCTTTCTGCGCTCGTTGCTTCACAAAGCTCAATACACAGATTGCTGCCATTAACACGCAAACCCGCATCTTTTTGATACTGTGGTAATGCTCTATTCACGGTATCAATGAAATACAAGTATGGCTCGCCTGTCTGCATTCTTGTTTCTAGTATTTTTTGCCACAATTCTTTTGCCGAAACTACTTCTGTTATTTTGCCGTTATGCGGCTGCACCAAATTCCAATCGTCACTTGCGTTTGGGTCTTCCATGCAGCGTTTGATAATCTCCATAAATTCATCGGAAACATTTATACCATGATTTAAGTTCGGCGTTCTCATGTTAGGGTCGCCAGTGGGCTTTCTCATTTCGATGAATTGCACAATATCCGGGTGGTTTATGTCCAAGTAAGCTGCGTAACTTCCTCGCCTTGAGCCTTGTTTATACGCCATAGAGCATGAATCATAAGTCTTCATGTGTGGCATTACACCAACAGATTTCCCATCAGCACCACGAATGCCTATATTCACCCCAACACCACCGCCATACATTGAGAGCCAATTCGACAAACTCAGATTATCAACCAAACCTTGAGAGCTATCCTCAAGATAATTTACATAACAGCTTATCCCTAATCCTTTTTTACTCTCATGATGTGCCAATATTGGAGTCGAATACGACAGCCAATGTTTGGAAGCGTAATTATACAGCCTCTGAGCATGAGCTTGGCTTGACGCAAAAAACGCGCTAACGTAGGCATACCTTTCTTGTGGTGACTGCTCTTCCGGAATCATGTATGACTCTCTGAGCCTAACCAAGCCAAGTTCGTCAAATAAATTATCCCGCGAGTAGTCTATCTCTATATTATATTTAACAGCCTTTGTCATAAATTTTCCTAGTTAATAAATTGGGTTTGGAATTATAAGTCAGTTATTAACTGCTTATATAAGTTTTTAAAAAATTTAAAAATTCTTTTTTTGCTAAACCTGCATGCAAAACGCCAATAGCATCAGCCTCATGCTCTGAATCTTTTTTAAGCACTTGCTCGCCGTTTCTTTTGATTTTACGCCAGTTTAAATGGGGGTATTTTTCATAAGCCCATGCCATCATTTCTTCTTTTGTTGCTGTTTTTATACCAGTTGCCGCAACTTTTACTTCTTGTGGTGTTAGCTCTACTAACGGTTGTTTAATGCCTGCCAGTATTCCGTAAACAATACCAAAAGAAAATGCAGCTCTTGCGCTCTGCCCTGCTACCGGTATTTCCGCAAAAACGATGTCGCAATTTTTTACAAGGTTATGTATTTCCTCGCTTGCGAATCTTGCCCGTCGAATGTCATCATTAGACTTTCTGATTTTTAATTTAGCCCTTTCTTTGTTTGTTGTTTTTTCTGGCTGTATTAAATAAAGCTTATGCACACTTAACTTTAGGTCTTTATCAATCGTCGCCGACACAGCTCCGGTGTTGTTGTAACTTGGGTCTAACGCCACTATTTTTAACATATATACCGCCTTAATTTAAAGCAACAGTATATATCAGTAAGTCATTACTTACCTAGAATGTGCCAAAGTTTTTATAGTATTTCTTTGCCGCTATAAGCTCTTGTTGTTGCCTTTCGGCTTTGATTGTTTGTTGTGTTTTAATGTCCGCCAGGTCTTTCGCTGTTACTGACTTAAACCTTTTATCTTTTTCTATTGCGTTCCACAAAACCACGCTAATATGCGAGGCTTCACGTAAATCATAAAAGGGGATTGAGACAACTCTACCGCTAGTGAGTCTTATGTCAAACACAATATTCGCCCCGCTAGGTGTAGTTCCCCAACTGGTGACTGGCCCTGCGTCTCTGTCGGTTGGTGTGTCGCTAAACAAGCCGCTAATTCCATTAACCACACCCCAACTTTCTTGCATTACTAAATCTTTGTCTTTCAACTTAAACTTAAACCATGACATATCAAACTTATGTGAGGCAAGCTTTGCTGCGATTATGTCATTCACTATTGGCAAATGTTCTTTTATGTTTAGGTAGTGTAAAAGCTTTTCATAACAACTCTCACCATACAATGCTGCTTCTTCGTATTTATCCCCTGTTACGCGTGCCCTTCTGTGGAGGAACGAAGGCATAACGGGAGGGTCGCCATACATAGCTCTATACATCTCGTCTGGGTGTGCCATAATCATATCGTCAGAAATCTTACTTCTCGACACAGTTGCGGCAGCAATATGTGAAACATCTACTTTACCTATATCCTCTTCAATTTTTGCCTTGTCAACGAAACTTGCAGCTGCCTCAGTGAGAGCCCATAAATGCTTTATGGCACTTGGGCATGACGCAAGCTTGTCAATTTTAACCATGCGCAAACCACCAGACCCTGCGAACTTGATGCCCACTTTTATCGTATCTTTTTCCTTACCATATACAGCAGGCAATGACGATGTTATTCTGTAAATTTCGAACTGTCTTGGGTATGCTAGGAAAAATTCTTTAAGCATTTCCGGCGACATATCGTGCCAAACTTGTGAGCCTTCCGGCGTGTTTCTTATCTTTTGATTGACTGCGTGCAAAAGATTATTGTCAGCAAGTAAATAGTATTTTATTTTTTCTATTGTTTTTTGGGTTATCTCTTCTGTTAGTTTTTTTGTTCGAAAGCTGTCAGTATATTCTTCAAAAGCCATCTTCGTTCCTCAAAATGTGCCAAAATCTTTATATTGGTTTTTCATATTCTCCAGCCATTCAGTATTGATTTGTTTCGTTGCGCCCCTCGCGTTTCTTTTTATTTCAATTTGTTTTTCGGTAGCTAACCAAACTTTTTCCATAAAACCGCCAGCTTCTCTTAGCTTGCAAAGACTTATTTTTGGATATGCAACAGGTTTTTTAAATTCCTGACGTATTGTTGAAAAAACAATCTGTTTTGCAACCTCATAATCGGTTTTTTTTCTTTCATATTCCGACTCAAAAGAATTCACACGGTAAATATTTACATCCCGCAATGAATAAATATCATCAGCGGGGTCTCTTGAGCATGGCTGCGGATACGTTTCGCCTGCAATATAGCCAATGTCATCAATGATAAAACTAAAGCATTTTAGGTTTTCGTCTTCCTGTATTGCCAATTTAAGCTCTTTTAAATCTTCTGAGTTTCTGGCGTAATTACAAATTTTACCAAAGTAGAATGACTCTTTTTCCATGGCACGTTCTGCGTCATCAAATGTCATTAAGAATTTCTTTTTTGCCATTTCTAGCGTTTCTTCCGCGATGCCCTTTGTTATTTCAGAGCGCGGCAACACTCCCCCTGTGGCGAATGTTTCTACAAAACTGCTTGGTTTTGGGCTGTGCTCAGTTAGCGTTTCTGAAAAAGATTTTATTTCCTCTCTGGCTTCTCTTGAAGCCGACTGCTTTCTGAACCTGTCGTATAAAGCTTGAACAATATATTCAGCATCTTCTTCGGTTAGTTTTTTGTTTTTTACCATTTCATGCAATTGCCCAATAGTTGGCGGCGTATCTTGTGAAAGAAGCGACCTAACTACGGGCTTTAAAGGTAGTATTTTTACCATCATTCGGTTTCCAGTGTTACTTTGGCGATACCGCCCTTGTTCGTTACGGTTATTGAGTTTGTTATGTAGCTTTTTAGGTCATTATGCGACACAACAAGTATCGTTCCCTTTTCTCTACCTCTTTCCTCAAGTATACCCATAAGTCGCTCCACTCCAGCACTATCTAAAGCCGTGTCTATTTCATCTAGGAACTGGAAACCAATAGGTTTTGTCGCCCTTGATGCTACTAAATCTTGCAAAGCAAACGCGGTAGACAGTCTCACTTTTCTTTTTTCGCCACCAGATAAACCGGCGAATGTTTTTGCGCCATCTTTTTTCTCAACATCAATTGTGAATTTTTCCCTAATTTCACCTTTTGCTGTTTTGCTCAACGTAGTCCAGTTTGCTGTAATGTTACCATCTGTTAAAGCACCTAAGTATTGTGCTGTTCTTTCGTTTAAAAAAGGTGTCACAGTGTCAAGAATAAAACCCCTAACGCCAGCTCTTCCAAACACTTCAACTGCTGCTGCTGTCAATTCTAACTGTTTTTCTGCGGCTTCTAATGCTTCGTTTGCTACTTTTAGATTACACTTCGCCATATCAATTTCTTCTAATTGGTCGGCGGAGTATTTTTGAAATTCGAAGTCGTCTTTGGTTATTTTTTCTTCAATACTTTCAATGTCTTTATTCAGCCTTGCCACAGCTTTCTCTTTTTCTTGTTTTAGTTGTGCGTTGTGCTTTTCGTTGTTGATTAACTTGTCAATTTTCGCTCTGACGCTTAGTAAATCGCTAACATCAGTCATACTAGCTTCAAAAGATTTTCGTGCTGCTACAGCGTCATTGATAGCGGTTTCAGCTCGTTTAACATCAGCCTCTAAAGCTTCTCTTTGAGATTTTGCAACTTCAACCAAACCACGCTCTTTTTCAGCAACCGCTTCAATATCTTCGGCGTGATAAGTTTTACCACATTCTCCGCAAGGTTGCCCGATACGGGAATTAATCAGGTCTAAATTGCGCTGTAATTTGTCAACTTTCGCTGTGGCATGTGTTAAGTTAACATTGGCAACATCTTTAAGGCTTTGAAGTGATTTTTCTGTTTGCTGCATTTGCCACAGCTTTTCTTTTTCATCGCCCTGGGCTGTTTTTATTTGACTATCAATTTTCGCTTTATTGTTTTCTAGGCGTTTAAGTTTATCTTCGCCAAGCAGTGCTGGCATCGCTTTTATTTCTTCTACGACCTCGAACAATTGTTTATATACCTCAGCTCGTCTTTCTTCGTCTGCTGCTTTTTTCCCTGCCGCGCGTTCTTTTTCTTTTTGCAGGTCGTTTTCTAACAATTCCACAGCTATCATTGCGCCATCTCGCCTTTTTAAGCAAAGCACAACCTGCTCAGACTGGGCTTTGTTCTTGGCGATGGCTATGTCCGATGCACTTTGCAGTTTATCTAGTCCGGCAGCATCTTCTACAACTGCTTTCAAAAATTTGTCTGACATCCCGGGCAGGTCAACCATAGCGTCTTGACCGGAATAAACAACTGCCTTGAAAATATCATAGTTACAGCCAATCAATTCATTAAGAAGCTCTTGTGTAAGCGCGGTTGTTCCTTTTGTTAACTCATCTGCGCCGCGAGCAACATACAAGCCATCAGCAATCCCTGCGCATTTTCTATGGCGCGTGATATTGTAAACAACACCTTCTATTTCTGCGATTATTTCTACCGCGCAGTTTTTGCCAACCTTGTTGTTTACAACGTCATTTGCCCCTAATGACTTAGCGGTTTCTCCAAACAAGCACCATGAAATAGCCTCAATGATTGTAGACTTGCCAGCGCCATTTGATGAAGAAGAGGTGTCTGTGTCGTTAACACCATTGATTAAAACCAAACCTATGTCATACAGATTAAGTTCCGCTTCACCGATTGCTTTGAAATTTTTAATTGTTAGCTTTTTAATTTTCATTTGAATTTTTTGGTTGAAATATGTTTGCTTTATTAATTCCGTTTACTCACAGCACTCTTGCGAGGTGTAGCTTAGAAAATCTTCTTCGGTCAGTTCCATAATATTAACTATGCACAAATCTCTTGGCTCACATTCAACTCTTGTTGCGGCATGATTTAAAACCCAATTATTGTTTGGGTATTTTTCATGCTGTATGTTGAGATTCATCCACCCACTTCTGTCTTTGCTGTTTAGTTGAAAAACGACTATAAAATATCTCATATTAACTCTCCGCCTCTGATAAAATTTCCATACATAATTTGGCAACATCTTGCGAGTAGCCTTTCTCTTTTACATGCGCCGCAACTGACTGCTCCAGCGTTAACGAGCCACCAATAGCTCCAGTGCCCTCTGTCGGTCTAACGGTTGTGGTGTCTTTTATTTGACTAATAACAACACCGGCAGCTCCGTTTGCCATTATGTGTGCTCTTAATTTTTCCACCTCAGATTCTTTACTGATTTTAATTTTGCAGCGCACAAAGTTGCCATCAACTAACAACGGCAAGTCGGAAAAATTATCCTCGTCAATATCGACAAATTTTGGCGCATGTGTTGAGCTATAAGAAACCCCCTTATCGCTCACTATTAAGAAACCAGCTTTACTTCCGACATCTGAAAACGATATATGGGTTAACGCACCCACTGAATAAACCCCATTTCCAAAATCTTTATGATTATGATAATGACCTGCAAATACTCTTTTAAAACCAAGCGAGCCAAGATAGTCCGCAGTCAAACCATGCTCTGGCAAGCCATATATAACGTCATCAATTGGCGCATGTATCATTAGGTCTACTTCTGAAAGACTTGTTGATGCCATCGCCCCACTCGCACTCAGCGCCAACATGGAAGCCTGCATAGTCTCTTTTAAACCTTCTACCGTTGAATGCCAGGGAATCATCAACACCCTATCATCGGAATAATAATTACCATTTTTATTATTGTTTATCTCAACGCCAAAACCTTCTAGCGCCTGTATCATGCTACCTAATGTGTTTGACTCTTTGTCCGCCAAGTCATGATTGCCTGGAATCATTCTAACAGTAAAACCTTTTTTACTTAAAACGTTCTCGAAAAAATCACGAACCGGATTTAGCACTTTTGGAGAAATAGAGCCTCTAACGTGAAATATGTCACCTGTGAAGTATATTGTGTTGCCCCCAACTTTCTTCAGGGTGTCTGCCGCCCTTTTAATTTCATTCAGTGAAGTTTGAAGCCTTGAATTAACACCGCTTGGGAGTATTTCAGAGAAGGCGCTAAAGTCATGAAAGTGAATGTCGCTTACTATTAAGTATGGTTTCATAGTGTTGTGTTTTGTTTTTTGTCTTGCTTATTATACTGTTCAGAATTAGGGTTGAATTTGGCAACTTTTTCTGCCTCTATTCTCATTTTTTCCGCCATTGCTAAAACAATTAGCGGCATTTTTGGTAGGGTTTCTTGTATATTCATATTAAGTCACTAATTACTTACATTTTTAAGGTGTATTTGTCTTGCACAACAAACTTGTGAACCGGCAATGCCAGTTGCGGCTTTTGGTCTTTATGTTTATAACTATGTAACACGCCGAACTTTTCAAGTGTTGCTACGGTTGTGGCGTATCTGGTCTTGGTGCTTTTAACTTTAAAAACAATTACACGCACATCCCTGGCTTTCGCCGCTTCAATGATGTCTACGTCTACGCACACCGAATTAGTGTTGCGGAATATCAAACTTTTTGAGTCACCTTGATTATAGTTTTGTCTGATGCCGCAATAGATAACTTCGCCTGTTTCAATGTTTCGCATCCAGTCGCCTAAATGATGCTTCTTTTCGTCTAGGTGTCTTTCAAATTTTTCCCATCTTCTTGCCATTTTATTTCTTTTAAGTAAATTACGGTGATGTAGTTTGTGCTTTCGAACGCTCTTGTGCCTGAGCTGTTTTTTAATCGCTTTAATATAGTAGCTGCTATATTATCAGTAATTTCCAGGGCTTGGATTGAGTGATTAAAAGCACCATGAATTTCTGCCATTTCTTCCTTTGTGCCGCTATGTAGTTCGGCGACAGTCGCTGTCGCAAACACTTCAAGAGTTTTGGTATTTAAAAGTTGTAATTCATCGCCAACTTTTAGTCTTTTAAACCAAGCTAAGCCAGCTCTGAATGTGTTTGTTTTGATGTCTGTTAAGCCCCTGATTGGGGGCTTGAATTTGATTTGTCGCATGAATCATCTACGCCTATTAAAAAAGCGTAGATGATAACATTACTTTTACTAGGCTTTATGCGTCTTTTAGCATATCAACTAGCTTTTTGTATTCACCGCTTTCGTGTATACGTTTTGCAACTTCTTTTTTGTAAAGCTTACTACCTTCCCAGACTATTCTTGTTCCACTTACTTCAATAATCCCCTGCTCTGCCAGATAATCAATTAAGCTTGTGACCATATCAAAATCAGCCTTGCCGGTATCATCAAATGACAATAACAACTCACACGTTTTAAATGGCGCAGTCATCTTTGACTTCGTGCATTTAATGGTGATGTTTTGGCCCGTCATCCCGCCATCTTCGCTTGTTTTATCTAGCAAAGCCTTTCTGGATATTTGTAGCCTAACAGTTGCGTAATATTCCATGGCCCGGCCACCTGGCGTGGTGGTATTTGGGCCGAAAAGGATTCCCAGCTTTTCTCTAATTTGGTTTAGATATAAAAAGGTTGCGTTATATTCTTCGGCAAACTGCGCTTGGTATTTTAAAGTTGTTGAGGTAACACGAGCTAGCGCAGAGGTGTCGTTCATTGTCAGTGTGTCAATTTCCTTTTCGCTGCTCGACTGCGGTATAGCGGCTGCTATTGAGTCAAACACAACAATGATTGGTGCGCTGTCAGGTATTGCTCTTGACTGTCTAATTAGCTTACACGCTTTGGCTGCTAACATATTGCCAGCTTCCCATGTTTTTGCCTTGTCATAAATCCAGTAAGGTCTTTCTGGGTTAAGGCCCATTGAAACCGCCATATCTACGTCAAAGCTACGCTCCCAGTCTATAAAAATAGCAATACCACCAAGCTTTTGGGCGTTAATCATGCACTGAGTTGCTATCGCAGTTTTTCCAGAACCAGAAGCGCCATAAATTTCAATCATGCGTCCGAATGGAAGACCGCCATCATACTTGCCCGACATTATTTTGTTTAAAGGTGGGTAACCTGTATTGATGAAATTTTCCACCTTTTGTCCGCTTGAGTTTTTGCCAATTTCCTTATCAAGTTGCGCCATTAAATCTTCTATACTCATTTCTTACTCTCCGTTATTTTGGAAGCCCTTTCAAAAGGGACAATCCAGCTATTAAATTGAGCCAATATCGAGTTAAACATAAACTCTTGGCATAGGTCTCTAAAAGCTTGCCTGTCGTATGAGCCTACTTTGTTAAGTAGATTTGATTTATTTGGTTTGTAGCCAGCTAACTTCATAAGCTGCATATTTCGCGCGAATGCTTCTTGGGTGGGTAACATTTTCCCGTATTTGGTTGACTCTTTTGGCGCAAGATTGTGAACAAAGTTGCTAACCCATTTAGGCACTTTTTCACCTTCGCCTATTTTTCTAGTCCAAAAATTCAAAAACGTCTCAACTGAACCATGTTGTTTCAGTATCATCGGGGCCGTTTCTTTACCAATGCCACCTACACCTGGAATGTTGTCAGAAGTATCGCCAACTAGCGCCTTGCCTTCTAAGAAAGCTTGGGCGTTTTTGTAACCCGTCACCGCTTCGAAGTTATCATAGTTGCAAATTGCATCTGTTCTATGGTCTTGCCAAATAACATTAGGTCTGCAAACTAATTGCTTCCAGTCACCGTCGCCGGTTATCAAAACAATTTCTTCTGCTTGGATTTTTTCTACAATGTAGCCAGCTAAATCATCAGCCTCTTCCGTGTAGTCAAGAAGTTGTCTAACGCCTAGTAGCTCAAGTGCGTCCATTATTTTTGGCACTTGTTTTTTGTAACCAGCTCTTCTTGCTTCTTGCTCCGGACTCTTACTTTCGGCTTCTCTATTCGCCTTGTAAAGAGGGAACAGATTGCGCCTAGTTTGTGACTTTCCATCCCATAATACTACCACCTTATGCTCTGGATATTTGAGCATAAGTGCCCTTAGCGACCTTATAAAACCATACACAGCATGTATAGGTTCACCACCTACATGTAACGGTGTTGAGTCATTTGCGGCGTGACCAAGCGAATTACCATCTACTATCAAATACTTCATACTAAGCCTCATAAAATGATAGGGCGTTGTGTTAACGCCCTATCTAAGTAAGCTGTTACTTAACCTTTAGTCGTCCAAGCCTTCTAAAAGAGCGTTTAACTCTTCTTCTGGCATTTCTGAATCGGCTGTAACTGCTTCGTATGAACCCTCTATAACGCCATCGTCATAAGAGTCTTCGGCTTTTGTTTCTGCAACGCTTGCTTTTTTGGCTTTTGTTGGCTTTGGCGACTCAAAATGAGGCACATCGCTAGTTTCAAAAGCATCACTGCCAATTGCACCGGCTGTCGCTGCTGCATAGTGAACCAACTTACTTGCTTCTTGGCTTGCTTTAATTAAACCTTGTGAGGTTTCTTGGGCAACATAAGCATCAAGGTCAGTCATTTTTGAGAGAACATCAGCAGGCACAGCTTTTGAGCCTTTAATTACCGGGCTTATGCTGTATTTTGTATTGAGCCCAGTGCCTTCACGAGTAATGTTAATATCAAGACCGTCATTTGGGTCAGTGACGATATTAAAATCTTCGTTAGCAGGGTCAATGTTTTGCATGTAAAGATTCAAAAACAAGTCGAAAGTCGTTGGCGAAAGTTCAAGCACTACCGGAGTTGTTGGGTCTGTTTGAATATCAAGCGCATTTACCAAAACACGACCAGTGGCAAAAGCCTTCTTGATTAAATCCTTGTCTTCGTCGGTTGTTGCTTTTGAATATCCATCACGTAATGTATCGCATACGGCACATGGAGTATCGAACGTTTTGCTTGAGCAAATATAAACAGCCTTCAGCTCGTCGTTTTGATCTTTAATGTAGTGTTGCCCAAAATCATGCCAAAACTGATTAATGTCTTGGTCTGGATTGGTTCTTTCCCAGCCTTCTTGCTGTCTCCAAGATGGTAAGATTCTCCAGCGAGAAGTTCCCATTTTTGGCTTCACTGCTTTAGCAAAGCGGCCTGTTGATTGGGCGATTTGTTGTTTTTTCTTTAGCATTAAATCTTTTAAACTTGACATATTTTTACCTTTGGTTTATTTAGTTTTATTTGATGCCTTTTCGTCTTGCGACTTTTCAGCGGGTTTACTTGTTATCGCTAACAAATTCTTTTAATTAGGCTCTTGTGTTTTTTTCAAAATACTTTCGCGCCTTTGTTTCATTAAATCGGGTGCTTCATACACGGCTGTAACCCTTTTTTCTTCACGGATATTTGTTCCGACCTGTATGAGCATATCTTTTTTCATTTTCAATGCTTCTAATGTATCACGTAACATTTGGGCAGTTGACTTCGCGTTGTTGTATTCCTCAACAGCCTTGATGTATTTGTCGTCACGGCAAATTGCCTGTTCTACAAGCTTTTCTGTGATTTTTGCGCCGTCTGTTGCGGCTTTGTTTCTTATCGCTTCGTCCAATGAAGAAGCGACCATGTCAATGCGCATTTTCAAGTTGTCGGCTGTTTTGGTAGCAACTCTGCTTTGGTCAGCATAATACGCAAACAAAGCTGCCTGACTAACAAACGCTTCGTTTATTAACGCCTCTGTAAATGATACATCTTGCATGATTTGCGCAGAAAAACCCGCTTCGCTTAAGGTTAGCTTGGACATAAAAATTCCTCGTGTTGTGTGTTTTGATAGCTTCTAAAGTGTATATTATAACTCGATTTTGTCGGTTAGTAAGTATTCAGTTACTTATTTTTAAGTTGTCATTTCATATACCTTTTCAAAAACGTTTTGCAATATGCCGGGTATCTCTTCGCGGAAAAACGCCATTTGAGGATTGGGTCCGCAAACAACCGAGCAATCAAGCGTCTTGGAATAGTAAACCTTACCAGCAAGCTCTTCCCAGCCGCCTTTTAGTTCTGGCAAAAGGTATCTAATCGCTGCGCCGCCTAGCGCGACTATAACTCCGGGGTTTACCATCTTTATCTCTTCGCTTAAAAGCTTTCCACATGGTATCAGAGTTTCATTTGCAAACATCTTTAGCTCTTTTGGCTTTTTTACTTTTACAAGCGAAGTAAAATAACCATTTGTCTTTCTTAGGCCAGCGTCTTTTATTGCCGTGATAAGTGTATTGCAACTATCGCCCTGTAGCATTTTACCTTCGTTTGATTCGCTAGTGTTTGGAGCGTCAGTAATTACCATATAAGTTATCTTGTTGCCAGCGACAGGTATGCAATGTTGCAATTCTTTTAAACTGCATTTGTCGCAACTCCTGATACCTCTTATCAGAGCACTCGCTGGCAGAGTTATGTCACTTAGACTTGTTACTTTACTTGTCTTAACCAAGTCATTAATCAAACCGGGCAGTAGCTCGATTTGGTCTTTTATTCTATCTGGGTGTTTGACTGGTAATTGACCAGGCTCTATATTCGCAAAAGCCCCAACTGTATCTAAGACCTTAACGTGCCCTACATTGCAACTTCTTCTTGCCACGTTTTCCAGTAAGTGATTGATGCTTTTAAACTTTCCACCAACTTTTTCTCTAGCCTCTAAAATTGCGGCCGTTGTTTTGTCGGAAACACCCTTAAGTTTATTAAATGGAGCTACAAGCTGATAACCTTCATCTTTTTTCTGGATAACAAACTTGTGACTTGATATGTTTATATCTGGTGGCATTACATTAATTTTATGCCTTTGTGCGTCAAAAAGTATTGATTGCAGCTTACCCTCATCGTCAATCGTTGTTAGCGTTGCTGCGAAGAATTCAGGCGCATAGTGTGTTTTTAAATAACCGCACCAATAACTAATAACTGAATAGCTAACGGCGTGGCTTAAGTTAAACTGGTAAGAGGCGTTCTTTTCAATATCTTGCCATATCTTATCAGCCTGAGCTTCTGTGATATGAGAGGTTCTAATACAACCTTCAATGAAGCCGCCTTTGATTTTCTTCATTTTATCGTGGTCTTTTTTACCAATCGCCTTTCTTACAAGGTCGGCTTCTGCCATCGAGAATCCGGCAAGGTCTCTAACTATTTGCATCGTTTGTTCTTGATACACCATAGTTCCGCCAGTTGATTCTAGCGCGGGTATCATGCTTGGATGCGCATACTCTGGGTCTTCAATACCTTGTCGCCATTTAATGTAAGCTTCGCACATTCCAGACTCAAGAGGGCCTGGGCGATTAAGACTTGTTGTTGCGCATATATCGTCAAAAGTTAATCTGCCGCCCTTCGCTAGCCGCTTTAAGATTGACCGCATACTTGAACTTTCCAATTGGAAAATACCAACTGTTTGCGCTCTGGAAAAGGCTTCCATAGTCTCTTCATCGCCCAATGGTATGTCCAAGAGATTAATAACTTCACCCCTGTTTTCTTTAATGTAGTCCAAGGTTATTCTTAGAGTATCTAATGTGTTTAGCCCTAAAATATCTACCTTGACCAAACCCCAACTTTCAACACTCATTCTGTCCCAGTTTACCGTCTGTGCCCCAGCTCTCGATTCGACAACACATCTATTTACCAAAGGCTCGTCCGCAACAACAACTCCGGCTGCGTGTTTACCTAGTGAGCGCATAACGCCCTCAAGTTTCGTAGCTATACTCCATATTTTAGGGTGCGCTTCTTTGAGCGCCTGTATTTCGGGAACAGCTTCCGCTGCGACCTCTAATTCATAGGACGTTCCATTTTCTTTTGGGACATATTTTGTCGCCTCCATTTGCTCAGGTGTCAAACTAAAAACCCTGCCACAATCTCTAAATGCTGAGGCTGATGCTAGCGTTCCATAGTTTGAAATGCCTGCAACTTTTTCTTTACCATATTTTTCAATAAGATAGTCAATTACCTCCATTCGTCTTGTTGACATAAAATCCAAGTCAGCGTCAGGTAAATCTAGTCGCTCAGGGTTTATAAAACGTTCGAAAATAAGATTAAATCGTATCGGGTCAATGTCTGTAATTTCTAGCAGATACGCAACAAGAGAACCAGCGCAACTACCCCTTGCAGGGCCTACCATTATTCCATTTTGCTTTGACCATCTGACCAGATCGCTGACTAGAATAAAGTAACGCTCAAAGCCAAGCTTCTTGAGTGTGCCAAGTTCATAGTGTAACCTTGCTTTGTATTTGTAAATCAGGTCGTCTGGTGGCTTGTAGCCCATAATTGGTTTTTTGATTCTTTTTTTCCAACCCTCAACCACCAATCTTTCAAGCTCTTTTGTTTCGTCTGCGACTATCTTTGGCAGAGATATTGGTTGCTGTTGCCACTTGTAGCTACATGAGTCTATCAAGGCTTGATTCGACAAACTTAAATCAAGCGATGGCGGGTAGTCTGCGCAAAGTTTTGCAAAAAGCTCACCACATTCTTTGTGCATCTGTGGGTCGGATTTGCTATGTAGGCAGTTTAATTGTTGAATACTACGCCAACTGTCTGTGATTTTGTTGTTTGAAACGATAGCAGAAAGCGCATCCAGAGCTACCATGTCCGCTTGTTCATCGTATAGTGTTAAGTTGCTTGTAATTATGTTTAAATTGTTAGCTACAGCACACTCAAGCGCGTTTTTATTATACTTAGCATAGAGTATGCTATCAGCGTTAAAAAGCTCACAAAACAAATTCTCGTGAGGAATTTCGCTGGCTATATATTTCATAATAGTTTGCCAGTTATATTCTTTTTCCCTTACCATAAAAACAGAACCCAAATCCCCAGTTGAGAACGCCAGATTCCCAATTTTCAGGACTTGAATCAGGTCATTAAGATTGATTCTTGCTTTGTCATGAAACCTGCCGGATTCATCGCTATTCGCTAAAGAAAGAAGGCGCATAAGCTCAAACATGCCCTGCTCGTTCTTTACATAAACTTTGGGGTAGAATTCAGGATTGGGTTTCGGTAGTGCCAAGTCTGAGCGTTTGGGTTTTCTGTAATCCAAGTCCATAACAACGCACAGCCTACAGCCAATGATATAGTTGATACCTTCTGAGTTACAGGCGGAAACAAAATCTGTCATGCCGGAAATTGTCATCGTATCGCACAAGGCAACGGTTTTAACGTTGTCGCGCTTTGCTATATAAGCTATCTTTTTTGGACCCAGCAAACTTTGCCCCAGAGAAAAGTCAGAACGGGCTACGTAAAAGTAATTCATTTATACACCTGTAAAATTAAGGTATTTATTAATAACATTTAATTCTTGTAATACATTTATAGCAGTGTCAGCTTGGGCAAGAGCGGTCTTTCTTTGCTTTCCCTTCCTTTCATGCGTTTCAACTAATTGGGTTTTGTTTAATGTTAGATTATTGGTTAACATATTTTCACATGCTAATTTTAACAGTTCAGGTTTCTCTTCTTGGAATGGGTTTTTGCCACTAACAAGAACATTTCTGACATAGCTCCCGGAAATACCTTTGCGCTTTAAACTCGCTAGGTGTCTTTTGATTCTTTTTTTTGTTGCTGTTTTTGCTATCGCCGCCATTTCGTATTTTGTTAGCGCAATTCTTTCGCCAGCTTTTTTTAAGTCAGCTTGGGAAAATTCAGTGATTGTGCCGCTTGATATTTGTTTCTTGACGGCTTTTGTTTTTGCCTTTTTACCTTTGTCAGTAAGGCTGTCCGATATTTCTTTAAAGTTTTTGCCTACAAGCTCACCGCAAAGCGACACTTGCGGACATGCCTTACAAGTGTCGCTTTCTGAGTCATGGCAAATTACAGAGCCGAAGCATCCAATATTTGCCATAATTTAAAACAATATATCCAAATCTGCATCGACTGGGGTTATTGAACTCACTGCATCGGTATCATCGTCTTCATCGTCACTTGAGGGAACATAGGTTGCTTCATCAAATATTCTTTGAGCGACACCGTTTGCAATTTCTCTATCCACAGAAGCGAGCCTATTGATATACGCAAGTCTTATTCCAGTAACCCAACATCCTTTTGCCATTCCAACTTTTCCGCTGTAAATCAACTCCCTTGTTCCGATTGGAGTGGTCATTTTGGAGTTGTTATAGGCTTCTCTAATGGCCTTAGCAAAATCTACCATTCTTTTCGCGTGCTCTTTTTGCAACCCAACTTGTGAGCATAGAACCTGTATTTCAAGTTTTGGCAGCATATATTCAACGTGCTGTGTTATGCCAAAGCGCGAATAGTTAGCTGAGTTGCCCATTTGCGTTCCGCTATACAGTCCAGTTTCGTCACCGCTTCCGTTAGTGTTTCCAGTAGCCAAGAATCTGAAGTTTTCATGTGGCTGCACAACTCTCCATTCTGGTGGGGCTTCCTTAATGACTAAAGGCTTACCCTCTAGGACCGCTTGATAAATCGCTAAGACCGATGCGTGGGCGAAGTCATACTCGTCGGCGTTATAAACAAAGCCATTTCTCATTGCTATTGCAAGAGGGCCTGGTTCGAAATAAGTGCCATCTTTGTTCGCAAGTATCTGACCAACAATGTGTGACTCTTCGGTGTTCATTGTGTGCTGCACTCGTATATACCGACGATTCGTTACGGCGCAAACGTTTTCAATCAATGAGGATTTACCAGTTCCAGCATGTCCCCAAAGATAAGTTGGTATGTTCATTTCGATACCAAGCATTACATTTTTTACAAGCTCTGGTAAGAATACGTAATTTTTGTCCAGCTTTGGGATAAGGTCGGAAAATTCACCTTCAGCGTCCAGCTTGGATACCATGATGTCATCTCCAGACATTGATTGCCAAGCTTTAAAAGAAGACTTACGTGTGATGCCAAAAACGCTAGTTAATGCAACTTTACCAGACTTGTCATAAGTAGGTAATGACTTATCTTTTGTTGTGCGTTTTGACGCTTCGGCCTTTGAGGGTTGCTCAGCGACAGCTATAGCGTCTCGCTTAGCCTTCATTAGCTCAATAGCTCTCTCAGAAAACAATGGCGCTTCTGGAAACCTTTCTTTGTATTCTTTTAAGGCGACTTCTTTATGAGCGTCTCTGAGGTGTAACTCCACAGAATGTATCAGGTCTCCGCATAGTTTGCATGTTATTTTCAAAGCATTTCTCCAATTGTTTTTTCGTTTAAGTGTTTGATATGTTTATATTATACTTCTATTTCCAGGGTGTGATTGGCTATTTTGTGTTTATCTTCATTTTTAAATATGATAAAATAATTACTAATTTAACCTGCTGAGACGCAAAAAATGAGAAAGCACACGACAATTGAGGAAAGGCAAGATGTTATAAAAATGTATTTAGAAACATCCCTAACAATAGAAGAAATAGGTAAAAAATTCGAGCTTTCATATACCGGAACGTATAGAATTCTCAAAGCTGGGGGTGTTTCTATAAAAAACGCCCCAATCAAAAAACCAAATAAGAGGTGCGACCAAAAAGCGGTAATTGAGAAATACAAAAACAATACGCCAATTGTTGAGATAATGAATTCTGAAAACATTTGCTGGTCAACGGTGTTTAATATACTTAAAAGGAACGACATACCTTTTAAAGGCAAAATTAGTAAAAAATTTTTCAAAGAAAGCCCTCATATAAAAACCTGTGCAATATGCGGGATAACAAAGCCGCTATCTGAATTTACCCCTTCTGAAAGATATGTTGGGGGGGTTTTGCATAAATGCAAAAAGTGTTCATGCCAATCCACCTTAAAATCAAAACAAAATAACATAAAAAGATACCTATTAAGAGCCTTAAAAACTAGAGCTGCAAAAAAAGGTTTAGATTTCAACCTAACAGAGAGTGATATTGACATACCAGAAACATGCCCGATTTTAGGCATGAAAATACAATTCAATGTTGGCGCAAATAAACCTAATTCAGTTAGCGTTGACCGCATTGACAATTCTCTTGGTTATGTAAAGGGTAATATATTAATAACCTCAAGAAGAGCCAACTGCTTAAAAAATGACGCATCAATAGATGAGCTTGGTAAGATATATAATTTCCACAAAAACCTGGAAAAGGTAAAACAGCTTAATGAAAATTATAACATGCAAATTACGGAATTATTTTAGTAATCGGTTACTTACTTAAGTAGCGTGTCAGAAAGAACCTTCAGTAAAACATTAGGCAGTTCGCCTATATTGTTCACGACTGAGCATTTTGGGTAATAGTTTCTAACCGCGTTGTCTCCTATTCCGATGCCTATTAAGTTAATCCCCGAAGCGGTGATTTCTTTAACTGCTTTTAAGAGGTCTCTGTGCTGGTCTGCGCCGCTACCGTAAGCTTCCGGCCTACCGTCTGAGAATACTATCATTGTTTTTTTCTTTGATTTGCCTAAGAATATTAATCTTTTAGCTGCTATTCTGATACATTCACCGTCAACGTTGTTTCTAAGTATACCTCTGCCAATGATATTGCTCTGAATTTCATAAATTCTTTGTTTTTGCTCAATAGAAAACCTTTCGCCAAATTCTTTAAATATTGGCATATACAGCGGCTCATATCTGCTAAAGCCGTAAGTTGGCGACTCTGACTCTCTTGTGGCAAAGCTTGCGTTTGTAGTAAAACCTATAACTTCACAGTTGATATTTAGTTTAGTTAACACATCGCACATGGCATAAGCTGACTGCATTGCCACAGTTATTCTGCTTATATATTCGCCATTTACTTTATCCTGATGTCTCATTGAGCCAGAGCAATCTACAACCAAGCTTACGTCAACGTCATTGGTAATGCTTTCCTCTTTTTGTCTAAAAACCCTAAAGTCTTCCGTTTTTAGTCTATACAGAGCCGCTGAGTTTATTGAGCCACTTTTTCTGCCGCCAATTCTTCTGCTAACAGATTTCGCTTTAATTAGGCGCTCAAGAGTGTATTTGAGGACACCAGAAACACCAGACACCTTCTGCTCAAAATCCGCCAACCCATCTATACCTTTAGTTTTGAACGGGATAACTCTGTCATTATCTGTGGTGTAAATTGTGTAATCGGACCCTACTTTTTCTTTTCTGCAAAGCTCTTTAATTGATTTGGCGAATTCGTCCATAAAATCACCTTTGTCAATCTTGTCTATATCAAACGAGCCCTCTTCGCTCTCGCTCTTTTCACCGCTTTCTTCATCGTCACTGTCGTTATCAGAATCGCCGTCATCAGAACCTTCGTCATCGTCACTGTCGTCATCAGAACCTTCGTCATCGTCACTGTCGTCATCAGAATCGGAATCATCGGTATTATCGCCCTCGCTTTCTCCACTTTCGTCTTCTTCCGGGCCGCTATTGTCACTCTCTTCAGGCTCTTCAGGCTCTTCAGGCTCTTCAGGCTCTTCAGGCTCTTCAGGCTCTTCAGGCTCTTCATCATTTTCCTGCTCTTCTTTGGTTTCTGATTTGCTTTTGCTTTTTTCGGAGCTTTTGCTGCCTTTGCTGCTTTCTGACTTTGCTTTTTCTTTTTAAGACTTATCTTTTTTGGAATTTTCGCCATCACCCTCTTCGTCTTTTTTTGGCTCGTCTTTTTGACTCAGTATCTTTGCCATTTCTTTAGCAATGGCACAAACTTCATCGGTGCTTTGCATCTTTGCAATTCTGGATTTCAGTGGCGAAAGTTTTTCAATTGTTGAACTAATATGCACCCACTTATCTTCCATAAAATTGGCAAACATTTCTTGACCTGCCATAGCTCTCAACGCTGGGCCAAGAAGAGCTAGAAAGATTCGCTCTTCGCTGCCTTCTTTCATAGCTGCATCAAATCCCGGTTTCCATACGCTATCCAGAACAAAGTTGCCAACTTTTGTTAGGTTTGTTTTAGAACCTTTGAATTTCTCTTGCATCCGTAGTTCTATACGGGCATCTTCCAGTATGTTGTAAAGTTGGTATATGCCGCTGTTTGGTGGGATTTTGTGTCTAATTGTTGCGTTAAAGTCTGTATAAAGAACGTGAGCAACCTCGTGGTCTAAGAACCCGTTAATTGCCGCCAAAAGAGTTTCTGAAATATTGTCAGGAATATACGGTATATTGATTCTTACAGGGACACCGTCTCTTGACTCAACAAAAGCATCTTCACCCTGCTGAGTGACTCTTATTTTTTTCTCTGCTAATATTTGAGTAAGCGCGGTAATAGACTTTCTTACCACTTCAACATCTTTTTTAATTAATTTGTTCATTTGCTCACGTTTGTTTTGTTAATCAGTGTGTATATATTAAGTGATAATTGTTGGCTTTTATGGCTACAAAATTATCACTTCATCATCCACCCGATCAATGATAGCCTTTTTAGACCGCACTTAAGCTATTAACTCTAGCCATTCGGATTCAGTCAATACCATTACACCATGCTTTTCGGCTGCGCTAGTCTTGTTTGCTCCAACATTCGCCCCACATACTAGGAAATTTGTCTTAGACGACACCGATTCGCCAACTATCGCACCAAGCTCTTTTGCTTTTTTCTTCATTTCTTCCCTAGAGCCGGTTTGCATACTTCCAGTGAATACGATTTGCTTGCCGTATATTTTGGTGTATTTCTTAATTTCCCCTCTAGGCGTTTCTTGTAAGTTAAAACCTAGCTCATAAAGCTTGTCAAATTCCGATTTAATATTCTTCAATGACCTAACTAAACTTTCAGCCTTTTTGTCCGAGAAGCCGTCGATTTTCTTTATGTCTTCGATTGTTAAGCCGAATACATCTTCTAGCTTGTGCTTTTGAAGTAAACGTTCACAACCGCCTTTTCCGACATTATGGATTGAGAAGGCAGCAAGGAAGCGCCAGTCTTCGATTGGTCTGCTTAAGCTACCGGACAACTCTTGGAACAAATTCAAAGCGGTTTTTTCTCCAAAGCCGCATCTTTTCAAATCGCTTAACTTAAATGAGTATATGTGAGACAAACTACTTGCCCCGGACTTTTCGCAAATTTGCTCAATCACTTTTGGCCCGAAACCATCAATATTACCCAAAGTTTGAAAAAAGAACTCAATCATACCTTCTACTTGCGCTGGGCAACTTATTGGGTCGTTTGAACATAGCAGGTTGTCGCCGTCTATTTCGGTGTCGGCTGCGCAGCTTGGACAGAAGCCTGGAGTAACAAATAGCTTTGCCGGAGTAATAACTCTTTCAATATACGGTATTACAAGCCCACTGCGACATACACGAACAACCGCACCTCTCTCAATCATGTTGTTCTTTACGTTACCGTAATGATGACCTGTGGCGCGAGAAATAGTAACGCCGCTGATTTTTGTTGGGGTAAGTAGCACTACCGGAGTCAGCCGCCCATTCTTGCTGGTTTGCCAAACGAGGTCGGTTACTTCAATATCGTGGAATTCAGTATTCTTTTTAAAGGCAATCTGCCAACGATGATGGTGATTTGTGTGACCTACTTTTGCCTTTATTGCGTCAGAAGTTACTTCTATAACCAAACCGTCTGTGTCATAGTTGCCATAAGTGTTATTGGTTTCCCAAATCAACTCTAACTGGCTCAACAGCTCTTCATAAGTGAATGCGCCCCAACCATTTAGTTCGGAAAAGGGCTTGAACACGATAGCACCAGACAAAGCTGCATCAAGTATTTCAGGCTCTAGTTCACCTTCTTTAATAAAGCTGGCAATCACATTGCGAGTATTTTCATATTTGCCAGAAAGATGTTTCTCAAAGTATTCTTTCTCAACCACAATTTCGCCCGGGCCGTCAATTCGAATATGGTCACACAATCTATTAACTACCCATGAGATGTCAGTCCCGTTTCTACCATCTCCGCGAGTGTATAACTTTCCCTTTTGATGATATGCGGCGAACCCATCTAACTTTGGTGTAACTTTAAAGAAGACATCATGTATGCCGAATTCCCTGCCGACAGTGATAATTCCATCAGCCCACTTTTCAATCTCTTCTTTTTTATACGCCTTTTGTGTTGAAAGCATACGCGCTGGCAATGGAACTGTTTTTGAGCCAAATATACCAATATCTGATTCAACGATTCTCTCGCCGAACACTTCATTGTCTGGAAACTTTTCTGACAACTTTAAAAGTAAAGCGTCATAAAGCCTATCTGGCATTGAGGCGTTACCTGCACGGTAACGCTCATTTAACTTTTCAACGGTCTTTTGTGCCTTTTCTTCTGACAGCAAAAGTATTTGGTTACATAGTTCTTGTGGTGTCATAATTATGCCGTTAATGTGTCTTTGATTGTTTTGGCTTTAAGCAATAGCTCTCTAGCTTTGGTAGGGTTTGTTTTCATAACTTCTTGTATTTCGTCTCGCAGCCTTTTTAACTCCTGAATAGCTTCGCTTCTTAATTTTTCTTTTTTAAGCTCTGCCGATATTAATGCCCCAACATCTGCATTTAAAACACCAGCTTGTGCTTGTTTTGGTTGCGGCTTCGCTGCTACCTTTGTTGGTATTGTTTGTTTTATATTTGAATCTTCTCTGCCTATGGAAGAGCCGACTTGATTCCAGCCTCTAATATAAGAGGGGCTTGTTTTGTCAACTTTTGAAGTGGATGGCGCTGGCGGATTCTCTGGGTCTGTGTAATAAATCGCTTTGTCTGCTGCGATTTCTTCGGCTCTCATTTTCATAGCCGGACACTTTGCGCATTTCATTGCTGTGCCACAATCCTCTCGTCTTTCGTCAAATTGTAACTTACCTTCTTCAAATGACTTCATAAGCCAAAGACAGACCCCGTAATATCTTTTTTGCTCCACATAATCGCATGTGAATGTATAACGATTTTGACCACCGATGCTTTTGTTAACGTCGCTCATAATTTTTGAATAAGAATTTAAAGAATTAATGTATTGTTATATTAATCAATTAGTATTGGCTCAACTTGGTTAAAATGCTCAAAGCTGATGCTTTAGTTACTTCTACCGAATTCGCATAGTGGTAGCATATTTGCTCTGGTGTCATTTCATTTGGGTCAAGGTCTTTTGGTGGCAAAACAACATTAACTTTAAAGCCAAAAGATTTTAGTTTTAGAGCCGCATCGACCGCTGCTTTTGTAGCTTTTCTTTCGCCGTCCCAGAATATCGTAATCTTTTTCAGTCGCTTGGCTTTTAATTGGAAAAGTTGCGTCAACTGGTCGTTTTCATTACCCATTGATATATTCTTTCCAAACGATGCCAAAGCAACAACCGAAGCAAACCTTGAGTCCATTTCCAAAGCTTGCTTTAGCGACATGGCATCAAAAGCACCCTCTCCAATAACAACCTCGCTTGAAAAATGAGCATTGTGTGCGTTGAGGAAATATTTACCGGTCGAAGCAAACCCCGGTGGGAAAAGAACCTTTTTGTCATGCTCTCCAGTAACATCCCTCCCTTGAAAAGACACAAGAACACCATCAAGGTCATATATAGGTATGATAATTCTGCTTGAGTAGTCTTGAATTAACTTTTTGCCATTAAGTTCGTATCTAAAACCACCACTTGTGCAATATCTCAGATTGAAATAACTTGCCGTTTCTGATGTGATACCCCGCTTTGCTAAATACTTTGCATTACTGCCGTTGTGAGGTATCGAAACGGAATCTGGCATTACCAAGTCACCATTTTCTACGACTGATATTTTTATCTTTTCTTTAGGCTTCCAGCCCAAGCCGGAAACAAACTGCTTTATGTGTCTAGCAACTTCTGTAGTTGCGACGTCGCCAAGATTTGCTCTAACGAAAGACCAGTATCCAAAACGAACACCACATGAGCCGGAGTTGCAGTTTCCAGCAGTATGCCCCTCGTCTGTGCCTATATAAACTTTCCATTTGCTTCCGCCACAAAAGGGGCAAGTTTTTAAATTTAACTGATTCCCACTTGACCCTCTTGTGCGTCGATATGTCAACCCTTGCCAATCCAAGTAAGCCTCCATATCGAAGTTTTCCATCAAGTCACCTATGCTGTCAGCTTCATAAGTCATGTGTTACTTATCCTCACTCTACCTTTATTACAGATTTAATAAAACAGGCCCTTTCTAAGTCTTGATTTATATGCACAGAAAAGCCGCCTTCTTGGTTTCTCGAAGCTGCGAAATGTAGTCTAGCTTCTTTGTTTGCCTTTTCTGTCTCTGTTGCGTTGATGGAAATAACCAAATCTGGAATCCTTATTTTGTTAAAGTCTTCGGCGGCATGTTCTGCTTTTGCTGTTGTTGCTTTTGCCCCGTCTCTGTTTGTTTGCATTGCAGATATTAAGGCGACATCTTCAATTTGAGATATGGCTCGCATATCTACATATATAGATTTTGACCTTTCTATGTTATCGGTCTGTTTTAAATTGGATGCCATAATGTCGCAGTAATCAACAACAACCATGTCGAAAACAATACCGTTCGCTCTGTGTTTTTCTAAAGAGCGTTTTAGGTCTTTTGGTCTAAATGTTCCGGTTGGATACTCTTCGACCACCAGCTTTCCAACCTTGCCTCTTGACGAAACGGCAAGTTTTATTTTCTCTTTCGCTTCAATTGTTCTTGTCTTTAACTCTTTGATTGGTATGCCAGTTATTGCTGCGTCCATTCTTTCACAGGTTATCTCTCTTGAGACTTCCAGTGTAATAAAAAGAACATTAAAACCCAAAAGAGCGCCAATCTGAGAAAACCATGCCAAACAGAAGGACTTTCCAGATTTTGGAGGGCCCATAAAAACATAAAACTCGCCTCTATACCAGCCGCCATGAAATAGTGCGTTATCTAATGCTCTTATGCCGGTTGATATTGCCTTTCGTTTTGATATTCCCGCTACCTTTTCGTTTCTTACCCGTTCTCTATCTTCCAGCTCATCGTCGCCGAACAGGTCGTAAGTTTTTTGACCCTCAGTCGTCCCAACGTTAGAAGCTTTTTCAATTACGTTAGCAGCTTTGTCTAGGTCTCCCTTTTCCACAAGCTCTGCGTATTTAATGCCAGCGTCTTCCATTGCCTTATGTCTTGCGAATTCAGCAACTTTATCTGCTACATATTTACCGTCCGTGATGTCTTCTTTTAGAAGTGCCACTATTGATTCCTTTATTTCTGGAATCATTTCTTCCCTGATTATCTTTGCAGCCTTGTCTTCTTTAATTAACTGCTGCAAAACGGCGACAGCTGGAACAGTATCGTATTTTTGGAAATACCTTAAAACACAATTAACAATTATTGCGTGTCCGCCGTTTTCGAAATAAGAGGGCTCTATCAGCCCGTCAACTCTCCTGTTAAAGACGCTATCCCGAAGGATAAGCGCCGCTATTTTAGTTTGGAATTCTTCATCAAAAGACACAAACTTATCTGACATTCTTTCCTACCTCTGAGAATGACTTCAAGTTGCTTTTAAAGAACCACTCACAGATGCCAGAATCAAGAGCAACTCTGATTGAGAATTTGTCGAATTCTAAAAGCTCGCCTTCGACTGACTCACAGTTCACAAATGTCACCTTGATTCTTCTGCGTTCTTTGACCATTTTCGCTAACGCAACTTCGTGACCCGTGATTGTCTGAGGCTGCTTAACTTTACGCTCAAACACTTTCGCGTGTTGGGCTTGCTTTTCACGCTCAACTTCGTGTGGTAGTTTTGGCTCATTGTTTAATTTTAATGTTGGTTTGTTCATGATTTACCTATATGAGAAATATAAAAATTATTAAGTTAGCTATTACTTATTATTCAAAAAGAATTTATACGCTTTCGTAATGTCGTCTTGATTAAAGAATTGTAACGCTTGCTGCTCGGTTATGAGCTGTCTTTCAAAAATAAAGTTAGCTAGAGCGTAAATTGGGTTTAATTTCCGCTTTATGCGCTCACAGAGCCAAAAACCAATCTCCAGCTTGAGATTCTGCGCAAAAATATTATCGTCGCTTAAATGCGAAATTTGCGGCTCTTTTATGTCCGCGTCTAGTGTTTCTTGCCACATCATGGCAATAATTTCTTTCAGCTCTTCTGAGTAGAAGTGAACAGGTCTTGGTATGTGCTTCCATATATTTTCTTCTATAAGAACATCAAACGCAGACCGGATGTAGAAGTCGTATGGAGCGCCAATAGAGTCAGCTGCTTGTCTCCCTTTCCAAATTCCAATTCCTTGTGATGCTTTTATTGGGTCCACTTTCTTGTTTACACTGCCGCCTTTAGCCCAGTGTATATATTTGCCTCGATTGTTGTCGAAACACTTCCTGTATGTTTTTCTAAATTCAGCTAAGTAATGATGCCCGTATAGATACGTGGCATTTGTAGGGTGTAGATGTCTGTATGAAAACCATTTTGTTTTAAAAAGACCCAGCTCTTTCTGTAGCACATCTTCGTCGAAAGTATTTACCGCTAATTTTTCGAAATCCAGTATATCAAAGTCACTACCGTAATACTCTTCTACCAACATTTGCTTAACTCAATAAGAATAAGAAGACGCAATTATAAGTCAGTTTTTACTTATACTTAAATTTATTTTTAAATGCTTATAAATAATAGAACGCAAAGAGTTGGCCGCATTCTTCTATTTCACTATATTAAATCAATAGCTTGCGGAGTTTATCTAAGCTTGTTTTTTGTAGCATAAATAAATAGAAAATGGCGGAGCAAAAACCCCGCCATGTTTGTGTTACTTTGAGAATGCTCTTACAATATCTCTACAGATACCTGAGCGGACAATATCATCTATTTCAAATTCTACGGTGTTAATTTTCTTTACATCTTTTAACTTATCTATCGCCCAACCTAATCCGGACTGACCCGCAATATCTTTCTGGTCTAGGTCACCGTCAATCACTACTTTGCAATCGTTGCCGATTCTTGTTAGGAATGTTTTTATTTGAACGACAGAACAGTTTTGAGCCTCATCCAGCATAACAAATGACTCTTTGAGAGACATACCTCTTATGTATGCTAATGGCATCGCAACTATCTTTTTGTTTTTAATCATATAGTCGGTTTCACCTTTTCCTATTCTGTCATAAAGAATAGCTTTAATTGGCTCAAGATATGGTGCAAATTTATCTTCCAACTCGCCTGGTAGGAATCCAAGCTTTTCACCCATTTCAACAACAGGTCTACTAACTATAATTCTTTTTATTTTTTTAGATTTATACATGTCATAGGCGGAACATGCGGCAACATAACTTTTTCCGGTTCCGGCCGGGCCTATGCCAAACGTGATGATGTTTTCTTTTATTGAATTAATGTATTCTTGTTGAGCCTCGTTAAGCGCTTGAATTGGTTCTATTTCTTGCTCATAACCGAGTATTGGGACTACCGTAAGATTTTGGGCGTTTCTTTTTCCGTTCCTCTTCGCCTCTCTTCTTTCTGATTTTGTTATTGGGTTTTGGTTTTCATATTTGCGTCGAGTTCTCACGGTTATTTCCTTGCAGATTAATTAAAAAACTATTAAACAAGGCATACTTGACCAACCCTAAGTGTCTTTTGACATACACATCATAGACGACCTTCTACGATTATTTTTGCATAATCGCCACTGTTAACAAGTATGTTGCTATATTCTTGGAATGTAATTGGGTAGCTTGTGTTGTCGGGGAACACCACAAAACCGTTTGTAAAGTTTATGGATTGTCTTGTGAAAAGACCCGCCACTGTTAAATTCGTTTGCAAGCTTTGACCTTGCGCATTTAGCAATATTCCGGTGCTTAGATTAGAACTTGTAGCATTAACTATACCAGTTGCGGAGTTTAAACTAATCCCGGTTTGCGCGCTTGCTGCCGAAGAGTTGGTTGCCGCGCTTGATGCGACTAATCTTATCGCACTCGTCAATGTTGGCGAAGTTGTTGCTAAAGCAGAGGTTTGCAACCCGCCAAGTAGTATTTGCGTTTGGACGCTTGAAGAGCTTGAGCTAACAGCATTGGTATTTGCTTGTAATGTTATATCTGTGCTGACGTTGGCATTTGTGGAGCTTGTTGCGCCCGAAGTTACGGACAACTCTTGCTGGCTTGGAACAAGTATTTCAGCGGTCGTTAAGCTCTCAGCAACAGAGTTTGCGGCAAATGTTATAGCTGTTAAAAGGTTAGACTGACTTTGCTGCCCAGAATTTTCATAAGTTGCTCTGACTTTGATATTGTCAATCTTATAAACTCTAAAACTTACGCCGCTAGAGTTGGTTACATATACCGAAATAGCTTTGTCGGTTGCTACGTCACTTGTTAATTCACCTGGGTAGTTGTATTTACCTGGGTCATTTGGGGTAATTAGTCCAGTGCTTTGTTCTTCAAATACGCCGGTAGTTGTTGAGCCAAAAATAAACGTTGCGCCATTTACAGTGCTAGAGCCAACTGTGGCATTCATGATTGAGGTGTTAATCATGCTGCCAGCACTTGTGCTATTTGTTGAGCCCCAGAAGACGCTAAGCTCTAAGCCGGTAATCTTTGAGCCTTTCGGTATAGCAAGGTCTCTTAGCGGAAATTTGATGTGTCTTGACCTTCCGCCGTTATTAAGCGTCACATCTGCCGTCACACCATCTTCTTCGAGAACATTGTTTGCGCTTGTTGAAAAAGCAACGCCAGTTGTTCCCACTTCTATTGAGTTTGGCTTTACAAAACCCGTGTCACCGCTTTGCTCTCTTATATTTAATAATATTTGAGTGTTTAGGTTAGTTATTGTTGTCTGACTTGTGGCGGACGAGTCGCCAGAAAGCTGAATTGCGGTAAATAAATCCGTCGTCGCTGTGCTTACTGTTGCGCTTATTGCTTCAAACGAAAGGCCGCCAGCTACTGATAAATTCGCCAAACTAGAGCTTTCAGCCGCTGTTGAGCTGGTTAGCCTTATTGACGTTGTTAAGCCAGAATTTGAGCTTGATACAGTCGCGCTAGCTGCGTTTAAATTTAACCCAGTAGTGAGCGTTAAGTTAGTTTGATTTAAAGCTGTGGGCGTTGAATTTAAGCGTATTTGCGCATTCGCCGTTGCGCTTGTGCTGCTTACTGTTGAGGACTGCGCTTCTAGCGTGACACCTACAGCAGAAACGGGGGTAAATACTTTGCTTAATACTGTTTTTTGGGCATCTGTGTTCGCACCTGCTTTTATATACCCAGCAAGTGTATTTTGTCTTGAGGCTCTATTATTTATCCTCAGTGACATTTCTTAACCGTAAACTAAATTAAATTGAGCGTTTAGAAGACCAGTGCTTGTGCCGTTGCAAAGGGTCGCTACGAATAAAGCTTCTTCTCCAATTAATTTTGTGTTGCAGCTTTCGTAACCCAAAACGTCATATCTTGCGCTTGAGCTTTCTCTGCAAACACCAAACATTTTTGGCTTTACGACCGCAACGTTCATACCGCCGTTTGTTGGCACAGTTCCGCCAATAACGATTGTTTCTATTGCCTGAACGCCAGTATCGTCTTCTTGTAAGCCCAATATAATCCACTTTCCAGTCTGCGTTGTTGCAAGACTTGGGCTTACCATTGCGGTTCTGCCGGTTACGCCATCTTGATTCGTATATGTGACTGTAATTGTTGTAGCCGTAGCGGAAGTTGTTCCCGTTGACTCTAGTATTATCAACGTTCCAGAAAAATCGCCACCGACTCTATCCGAGTAGCTCGGTGCTCCCGACACTGTAATTGTTCCCAGCGCATTAAATGGTGCAATGGTTGTGTGCCAAAGCTTATCGTAAAGCATGTGTATCATGCCATTGTCGCCGGAAGCTATCCCTAATGAGTTTGCTATACTTGCCTCAACTATATATGGGTTCTCATTAATCTTTGGGTTTGGGAAATTAATTGTTCCACTTCCTTTTTGTGGAATAGCCCCTGTGACTGTGCCGCCTGGTATTGCAGCGCTACCGCTACCAGGTGGGGCTGGGGGGTTACCTGCTGCTGTTGCTGTAGATACCCATGAAGACGCGGTTACACCACCAACCGTGTTGGTTTTGTGTATATTACATGCTATTGCGCCTTTACTTGTAAGCTGCGCCCAGGTTGTAAAAGACATTAGAGTGCCGCCACTTCGACGAACATAGTTGGCAGCCCAGAGCTCGTGCTGTCTGCTGTTACCTCTAGTTGAATGCAGCTTGTTGGAAAGACTACTGGCATCCCAGTTCTATCAAATGGCTGTATCTCACCGGAGTTTGTTGAGCATTTTCCAAACCAAAGCGGCCTAACAACGCAAACGTTAATAGCGCCAGCGCCAGCAGTTCCACCAACAACAATTGATTCTATAGCTTGTATTCCGGTATCGTCTTCTTGCAAGCCAATATAAACATGCCTTCCGATTGTGAAACCTGTAAGAGAAGGTGTGGCAATCGCAGTTCTACCAGTTACGCCGTCTTGGTTGGTATAAGTAATTGTGATAGTTGTTGCCGCTGCAATTGCTGTGGTCACTTCTAAAAATAATTCTAAACCGGCATAGTTAGACCCAGGAAGTCTTGCTGCGTAACTTGGCGGTGAGGCTATTGTTACAGTTCCAAGTGATGATGTGGCAACATTAGCGTGCCACAAGCGGTCATAAAGCTTATGTCTGCAACCAACAGTGTTGCCTGAGAAAACTCTTGTTATATAGTATTTTGGTGTTCCGGCAACTGTTTGTAATGGCAAACAACCCATTCCTGACGTAGACCTTGTTGGAACTGCTCCTGCCCCACTTGCGCCTACTGCAATTACAGGCGCTTGTTCGACCAGCGTTACGCCAGCTCCACCAGGGTTGCCTGG